GCAACAGCTTTAGGGATTCTTTTGAAACTATAATGCCCAACTAAATTTAATTGATCTAATTAATCTCAGCATTATTGACTCAAAACAGTCTCTAAACCTGTGAATCCTGCCTTTTTCAGCTTATCCAGTACTTTCATAAATACTTTAAGCTCACTGACATCTATAGGCTCAGTCTCCTCAATGATCTCAATATAATCCTTAGGCTCTAGCTCCTGCTGATATGCAGCTACTATCTTTTGTTGATCAGGAGACAGCTCAGCACCATTGAGCCACTGCATGTATAAATCCTCTGCATAATCTTCAAACTCAGAGAAAGCCTGTAGTACCTCAGTTGAGTTAAAATCAGCCAGTTTAATATCTATTATCATATGTAATAACCTCCATAAAAAAAGAGAGAGCTTTTTAGCTCCCTCAATTATAGAGTAACCCATCTGAATAGCACAAGAAAAATCATCATTACACTACAGAAACTGTAAAACCCATAAAACCATATTTTATCTGAAAGTGAAGCAAGCTCAAAGTAGTCTGATACCTTCTCAATGAAAGGTCTATTCTTTAGTCTTTGTTGCTCCTGCTCCTTTATAATTTCTTGATACCTTGCCTCTGTGTATATGCCTGAGTTTGTTCTGACCATGAAATATACCCCCTGTGATTACACATATATGTAATTTGATAAGAGGAGTATATCATTTATTACACTTATCTGTAAAGCACTTATCTATAAAAAGAAAAGCCCTACTGTTTTAGTAGGACTCATTTTTCTCAATTGTTACTGTGTATTTATCAGAGAGCCTGATTTTAGCTGTCTCTTTAGTTATACCCCACCAATTCTCAGCATCCCAGTCAGTGATAGTACCCTCCCCCTTTAGAAGGGCAATGGCAACATCTTTAGCTACCTCATCACTGATGCCAACAATTTCAGTACTTTCAATGACTCTTTCAACTTTCTCCCTCTTAAAGAGGCTCATTAGAATACCTCCCCATAAAATCTAATGTTCTGAGGGTTAGTGAAGTCATACTCAGCAACCTCATCAGCTTTTACAAAGTAAGCCACAATACTCTCACTTAGCATCAAGTTAACTGGTACTCCTTCTTTCTCTTGCAGCAGAAACACTGGCTTACCTTTTGCAAAAGTGTAGCCCATTTCCCATGCTGTACCTGCATCAGTTTTATCATCAAAGTAGTCATGCACTGCTACTACAACATCAGCCCAGTCAATATGAGTGACATCATTTTTAAAGATAGCTTGTCTCCACTCAAGTGAGCCAAACTCTAAAGAGTCAATCTGATTCCTCATAGGAGAGAATACCTCTGACACATGTGGATTACTGATAAGAGCCTGCTCAAGTCTTTCAACTTCTGCAATCTGCTCCTCAGAGAAGAAAGGGGAGGCTAGGTAAACCCTCAGCCCCTTACCTTCTTTAGTTGTTATCTTACCTTGATTAGCTGCCACCTGAGGTCTTTCCTCTCTAACCTTAGACACTGAATAATTCACCCAAGCTGATAGTACCTGTAAGAAGTAGTGCAGACACAAAGTACTGACCATCAACCTTCATAAACTCATCTAACTTAGCTAAAAGTGCTTCTATGATCATTTCAGAGTTTTGTCTATTATCAACCTCTCCTAACAAATCATTAACTTTAGATAAGGTCATTTCAAGAATAAACATCATAGCTGCTCCTGCTTGCTCCACTACCTCTTTTTCTGATACCACTTGATGCTGCTCAGCCATTTCCTCAAGCTGCTTTACAATAGTGATAGAGTTTTTAATGCCTGTAGTGATTTCTGATACTAATTCTGTGCTAGATAAGTGTGTGTAAGTTTTTGTCATTTAAAATGACCTCCTAAAATGTTTTTGTTATTCTTGCTTACACTCCTTAATTAGATGGTTCAGAAAAAGTGTGACAGCCATTAAAAAAAAAGCATAAAAAAAAGAGCCAAAGGCTCTCTTATGTAGGCATTAATTTCTATTCAAACTCACTAAAAAAAACCTCAACAACTTTGACTCATACACCTTTATGCTTAAATCAACTCTAAATTTCCCCCCTTATGCTACAGATAAAGGAAGGGCAGCCAATTGATAGCCACCCGCCCCTTATTAATTCACTAATGCATCTAAAATCTGTTTACCTTCTGTCCAAACTTTTTTATCTATAGAAGTGACTTTAAGTCTGTGACCACTTCTGCTCATGACAGTTATCTCACCAAACATCATGCCTTTTTGGGCTGAGTAAGAGTCAAAGTTTTTCCATGCAATTGCCTCTACTTTTGTCATCCATGCTAATTTCCCAATAAAGATAAGTCTTTTATTTGAAATAGCCATAATCCCTGTGGAGCTTGCATCTTTCTTAGTACCCACAACATTAATCCCTACCACATTACCAATGAAAGCACCTAAAAATACCTCATCATTTAACTGCTCATCTTTCAAAGCTTTAAAGCAGCCCTTAACCATCATTGTGACATTCTTAGGGAAACTGGCTCTTAACTCCTCAGCAGTACTGTACTGTGTTAATCCTGACATATTTTCTTGTAATGATTCCAAGTATTCCACTTCCTGTATTTTATTTATCTGTATTCTTGGATAGTGTAACTTTTATACAGGTAATAATCAACTAATAAATGCTACTTCTTCCTCAGTGACTATGGCAGTGCCTATAGTGGTCAATACTTCATAAGACACACTTTCTGTTCCCACCTGCACTCTTTTAATTGTTCCAACCTTACCACCAAACCTGTAGTCTGTTAGATATGAAACAGTTTCCACACAGGGAGAGTCTAGCTCCTTAGCATTCTTTACTCTTACCCTGTTACCTTCTTCAAAGATAGCTACAGGCTTAGATGCCTGCACTTGTTCCTGCTCCACAGTAACCTCAAATAACTCTAATTGCTCTGTCAAACCTTCTTCCTCCCTGTCTTGTCCACATTAAATCTAGGATTCATTGTCTGTATCAAATAGCTCTCATAAATGTCTTGATAAGTTTTCCTATCCTCATAAAACACTGAAACATACACAGGCTCTCTCTTGATATAGTGGCATAAGTCTTTATTTCCTTTAGGAGTATCAAAGTGCTCCATAACTCTCTTACCTACATTTACAGATATTCCAATATATAAAGGCTCTAAGTATTTATTGTAGAAGGTGTACACCCCTCCCCTACTGTCAAACCTAGCCCCCTCCTTTATTTCAGTGGAGGACAGCACTGCATCTGCTTGAGGTATCACTAGAGCATCCTGATCAATAAGCTGATCTAAAGTGATCAAAGTCATATACTCCCCCCTTTCCCTCCATAGTTAGAACAAAAGTATTGCAACTGTGACAATAAAAAAGGCAGGGTTTCCCCTACCATCCTTTCCTTACATATGAGATACTGCCTTGCTGCACCCCAAAGGCATAAGCCTCATCTGTGTTATTCATCATTAAATCAATCCTGTTAGACCTAGACATAATAGCTCCCCCAGTATCTAAAGCAATAGCCTTGAAGCTCTGACCATTTACATTAACTGATAGGATGCTGCCATAAGGAATGATCTTAGGGTTAACAGCTATAATCCTGTAGCCCTGATAGTAAATGCTGTCTGTGACATCCTTACCTGTAGCTGTGACAATCCTGCCATTATATCTGTGTGACTGTGCCTCACTTGGCTCATGGCTATAGGCTGTAAACTCATATTTTTGAGACTGATTAGATACAGCAGCAGCCTTCTCTTTCTTTGGTTGTTTCTTTTCTGTTTTTTTGGGTTTTTGAGACTCTGTATACTCAGCCTTAGTGATTCTTTTTTCCTCAGTCTTTACCTTCTCTTTGGTCTGCTTATCTATATAAACAGTCCTTTCCTTGTAAACAACCTTTTCCACAACCTCAGGCTTAACAGCTAACCCATGCTCCTCAAGGTACTGCACCCTAGCTTGTGTGGGAATTGGAGGTATTTCAGAAGGATTAACCTCACCCTGATCTGCACTAAAAGGCATCAATAATGGAATGATACTTGCAATTGCTGTACTAATATTAATCATGTAACCATCCTTTATAAAAAATTTAAGGGAGAGCCAATAAATGACTCCCCCTCTGTTCTGTTTTAATACTCAGGTTGTGAAATTGTAGTCCTAAAGAGACTGTCTAATTGCTTATTCACCTTGTTATGAAGATAATCAAGAATGTCATCTTTCATCATCCTCTGTTTTCTGAGTCTCCTTTTCATCTGAATTTCAGATAAGATAGGAAAATCCTCATTAGATACTTTATCTACATCCCTGTTTTTCAAGTCTGTAATCAAAATGTAATCAGCTAAAAACTTTAAAGCATCTGCTTTAGGAAACTTACCTGTAAACATGTAGAACTCATCTAGCATGTTTTGCACTTTCTCATTTCTGACCTCTACAGAGGGAGCATCCTCTAACTTTGTGTTAGCTAATTCCTCACACCTATCTGTAAACTGTAAAATATATGCAGACACTGGAATACTTAAAGTAGTCATGCTGCCCCCTCCTTATCAAGTTGTCTCCACTGATCTACAACCTTTTGCATTTTCACTTTAAGTAACCCTAAATTGAATTTAACAGCCTGAGGAGTTACACCAAGCATCTTACCTGCTTCTACAAGGTTGTATCCTTTTCTCCAAACTAGGTCTACTGTTTTAAGTTGTATATCTGTAGGATGAGCTAACTCTAAAGCCTTGTCAGAGTCTAGGATGATATGAATAATATCCAAGTCACCCTGCTCAGCATAAGAGTAAGAAAGCTCTCTGTTTTTTAAAGTCCTCTCAACTTCTGCCAAAGTGTAATGATCTTTAGTAGCCCTGTCTAACTTACTTGCCATTAGTAGCCACCTCCTCAATAACCTCTGCCACTCTTTTCTCAAGAGCTTCTATAGTTGAGGAATTATCAATAACTACATCATAGTGACAATGCTGAATAGCTAATTCAGTCTCATGGTAGAAGTCACTTACTTTAAAGTCATCACCCTTATCTATAGCTCTTGCTAGTCTAATGCCTTCATCAGCAGTGACCTTAATGATTGTGAAGCCTTCCAATTTCAGCCTAATAGCCTCATTGGGTTGTCTCACATCTGTAATGATGATATGCTGTGACTGTTCTATAGCAGTTGTGTATCTTTCTGAGTTAAATAGCTTATTAATCCATATATCAGGGTTAAGTCTCCTAAATGCCTGCCCTATTTCTTGCAGGAATCTTCTAGGCTTCCCCTCTAAATAAGCCTCAGGAAAGTACTGTTTAATTACTTTGTGTATCTCATCAGCAAAAGCCATAAAAACTGTATCACCTGTGTGTAATTGATTATCAATCAGGTTAGCTACAGTGTCTTTGCCTGCTCTGATCTCCCCTAAAAGGGCAATTTTAACTGTCATATATGCAGCTCCCTAACTAAAAATTTAAAGTATTTACACTCCTTAGTTAGACAAAAGTATTGCAACTGTGACATTATTCAAGTATGATGACAATGTGATAGATGATTACACATATATGAAATTTTTGAGTATGTTATAAAATAAAAAAGGTTAAAATATGAGGAAGAACTAATTAGAATAGGTGATAATTATGAGGAAAACTAAATTAAAAGACTTGATTGAAAGCTCTCATGGAGTTATGAATGAGGTGGTTTTAGGTACAGCAAGCTTTATAGAGGATGCTGATGTAGTAATTAAGATAGATGATTTACTTAAAGAAAGAGGTATGACACAGCAAGACCTAGCATTGATGACAGGTATGAGGGTTGGCAGTGTATCTCAGATAATTAATGGTAAGAACCTTAGTTTTAATAAAATACAGTTAGCAGCTATAATGGTGGCTTTACAAGTATCTTCATTAAGTGAGTTAATTGAGATTAGATTACCTCAGGAGAAAAAAGAGGCTTATGATGCAGTAAGTGCTGAGTGGACAAAGACAAGAGAAATGCCTATGGAAATTAAAGAAATGTATAGAGATAATATGATAAAAGCTAATCTTTCTAAGCTTGAAGGAAAATAATAAATTTAATTACATAAAAATAGGAGTCAGGCTGTGTGCCTGCTCCTTTTTCTTTTATTCTGCACCCTGTCTAGGCAGCAGCTTATACTCTTGAATGAGTTTTTCAGCTTGATAAATCCTTACTACCTTGTAATCCTCTTGAGCTACAGAGTAAAACTCTTTTTTCATGTCTCCAAAGGTTTCAGTATGCTCTAACAGCAAGTCAGCATCATTATACAATGATTCAACCTCTTTAAACTGATGCTCCTCACCTTGAGCCATAGCCTTTGAGTATTCATCAAACATTGACTCATGCTCATTAGTTAATTCTTTGCCCTCATTAAGATCAACAATCCACTGGAAAGGCTCAGTTACTCCATTATGATCAACAGTTAACATCTGAGGCTCATCCATACCTTCTACATCAAACTTAATTTGTAAATCTACCTCATGGATGCTGTGACCATTGATTTTAGCCTGATGCTCTTTTTCAAGCCTCTCAATAGTTGACTGAGCAATCTCAACCAATTTCTGAGTCATAACTTCTACATTGATTTCCCCCACAAAAGTGACTTTCATTCTTATTCATCCCCCAATGTCTTTATATATGAAACTGCATCTGCTACACACTCAGCAGAGCAGTAGGTTTCACTATCATAGATTCTGACTGTCTCTCCACCATGCAACTCAGAATCACAAAATGCACAAACAGCTAAAGGCTTTACATCATCAGGCTCTGCAAACCTTGCCATAGTCTCTAATCTATTTATCATTTCTTCCACGCCTTCTTTTTCTTTGGCTTGAATAACTTCCACAAGATAGTACCAATGACTGTAAATGCAATCAAAGTTATTAGAATACTGATCCCCTCAGCTACTGGATTGGGATTGTATGTCTGTGTTTGTGGTGTACCATTTACAACAACTGTCTGCTGATGGTCTAACATCCCTGCCATAAACATGAAAGGCATCCAGTCCATTGCTGAGCTATTGCTGTGGTAATGGTGCTGTGTAGTGCTGTGAGAAGGAGGAGAAACTACCTTTTTCTCTGCTTTGCTTTCAACATTTGCCTTAGTATTTGCCTTAGCCTCAGGCTTCTTGAGGTTATACTTTGGCTTAGGTGTAGAAGGTTTAGTGATACTCACCTTTGGCTTACTGCTTACCTTTGGAGGGCTGCTCACCTTTGGTGCGGGTGAGCTAACCTTAGGAGCAGGTGTACTTATTTTTGGTGCAGGTGTAACTGGTCTAGGAGTTGAGGTGAAGGGCATACTAATTGCTCTCCTTCTTGTAAAAAGCCTTGTTTGCTAAATCATCAAAATCAAGTACACCAATATCCTCAAAATCTGTGTATCTATTTACAGCTTTGTACTCAGAGCTAGAGTCTTTAGATTTCACATATACTGTTTTACCTGCTGCTAACATCCTCAAGGCAAGATGTAAAGAAAGACTGCTATAGTTATACATTTCAACTTTTCTCCACTGAGCAGTAACAATACAGCCATACATCTGAATGAGGTTGGAAGCATCTTTGTCATCAACCTTAGCCTCAGCCTTTACAAGTGATTTAAAAGAACCTCTATGGTCAGTTTCCTCTGTTACTCTAGCCTGTAAGCCAATATGGAGAGGTAATGCACAGTGTACAATCTCAAAAACTTCCCCATCCTTACCATTTTTCAAGATTTCCCATGTTTCAAAAATTTTCTCAAAAGAATATGCCATATTAATAGCCTCCATTTAACCTTATTGTTTTTACACTCCTTAGTTAGATGAGGTATTAAAAGTGTGACAGGTATAAAAAAAAAGAGCAGAGAATTTAATCTCTGCCCATCTGCCTATAAAAGCCAACCATGAGTATCAAACCTGCTAGACAACCTGGCATAAGTAGACTCAAGGCTACTCTACCTCAAATGGCTTTCTACCACAGCCCTTAGCTTCCCACTCAGTCAAAGGGATACCCTCACCCCATCTGACCATAACCTCTGTATCTACTTTGAGAGGCACATCCAACTGCACTACACCTTTCATGATTTCTTCAATTTCTCTGATCTCATCAGGAGTAACTGTCTCAGGAATAAGGAACAACAACTCATCATGAATAGTGGCTAACAGTCTCCAATCTGCCCCCTTACTTTCTAGGTGAGCATTAACTTCAACCATTGCCTTTTTCAACATGAGTGCTGCACTACCTTGAATAATGGCATTTACAGACATTCTTGCTACCCTTTGATAATCTTTATTAGAGTACCAATACCTCTGCTTTAACTGCTTAGGCAGTGACTCTCTCCAAATGTTCTCAGGCTCTCTACCTAAGATGTCTACTACTTTGTCATGTACAATGTGGTACTCTCTTGCTACATCTTTGTGTCCTATAAACCTTCTCTTTCTGCCCTGCATAGTCTCTACATATCCAGTGGAATCTGCATGTGCTACCTGCTTGTCCATCCAAGCTGACATGACTGGATATGAGCTATAGAAGTCATCCATAAATTTCTGAGCCTCAGGAACTGATATACCCAGTGACTCTGCAAGAGAAGGAACTGTAATACCATACATTACAGCTAACAAGCCTACTTTCATCATCTTTCTAGGATGCTTAGGCAACCCTACTTTTTTATAGGTTTCAGCATCTGCCTCAAGACAAGCCTCATAGGGCAGCTTAAATATTTTAGATGCTAGAGAAGCATACAGGTCAATATTGTTTAGATATGGATGCTGTAGCCCTTCATCCTCTGATAAGTGAGCTAATGTTCTAGGCTCTATCTGAGAGTAGTCAATACCAAAGATCAGAAAGCCTTTAGGTGCTATAATCATTTTCCTAGCCTTTGGTGGCAAGTTTTGTAGGTTAGGATTATTACTAGCAAACCTTGATGTAACAGTAGCTGACTGATTAAAGTTAGAGTGTAATCTACCTGTATCCCTATTTATCTTTTCAGGCAGAGGCTCAATGTAAGTAGTCAGTAACTTATTAAGGTCTCTATATTCTAAGATGAGTTTTAAATCAGGCTCATGTTTAACAAGTTGTTTTAATGTTTTGGCATCTGCTTTTCTTTTCTTAGAAATATCAGGCAACCCTAACTCATCATAAAGAAGCTCTGACAACTGCTTAGGAGAGTTAATGTTAATGTCTCCAAACCTACTTATCATTTTTTTCTTTAAGTTATCAACCTCAATAGATAGCTCCTCTTTATACAGCTCTGTGAAAGCTAGATCAAGCTCAAATCCTGTAAGCTCCATTGACATTACTACAGGAGTCAAAGGCTGCTCATAACCAAAATACACCTCTAACAGTTTAGGCTGCTGCTGCATCATACTTAGCTGCCACTTAAATACTTTCAGTGTTAAGTGTGTATCTTTACAAGCATAATAAGTACATAGCTCCATACTTTCATTATTGTAAAATTCCTCAGGCTTATTAGAGAAAAGCTCCCCAAAGCTCAAAGATTTATCCTCAAAACCAAAGTACTTACCATACTTAGTAGCTATAGCTTTAAGACCAAACTCATCATTTTCATTCAGTACAGAGTGAGCAATCATGGTATCAAAGTAGATATTTTTTATAATGCTAATACCATCTTTAATTAACATGTGGGCATCAAACTTACTGTTATGAAGAACAAGCTTTAGACCTTTCTTCTCTAACAGAGGTTTAAGCTTTTTCATTACATAGCCCCTAGTTAGCTGCACATGATCTTCACAGTGACCATAAGGGATGTAAAAATGCTCCTCAATACCATTAAATTCAAAAGACAGTGATAGACCTACAGTCTTATCCCACCACTCTACACCAGTGGTCTCAGTATCAAGAGCTACCTCAGCACCTGCTGCATGGGCATCCTCAAGCAAACTGACTACCCAACTCATGCCATCCTTTGTGTTAACAGTGTGGTAATTCTCAGGCATATTGGTGAGGTATCCTGCTATGATGTCCTGCTTTCTACTTTCAGCAAGAACCTTGTAAAGATTAAGAGCATGGGCTTTTGAGAACTTTTTAAGACTTTCCACACCCATACCTAGCTGTCCTGCTTCAATGGCAGTCTTAACCTCAATCAATCTCTCTTTGTCTTTGGGAGTGATTTTAGTTTGAAAGATGCCATTCTTATGCTTGCCTGTGGTGGTAGGGTATCCTGTTATCCAAACTTCTTCCCATGTAGGCTCATAGTCTTTAAGCTGCTTTCTCTTTTGCGCCTCAGATACTCTAGCCATTGTGTCACCATTTATATCAGGTGTTACTTTGACATTCTTAAAAAATTCCATAGAAAAAACCTCCCTAACTGATTCACTCCTTAGTTAGAGAGGTTTCTTAAACTGTGACACTATTCTACTGTTATTGTCCTTTTTGGAAACAACTTCTTTAAGATAACTGATAACAGTACCCAAATTGCAATACATAGGAGATAAGACACTTTGTAGCCCAGTGCTCCAAGCACTAACATAAGGAAAAAAGGGAATAGTAAGAAGTTTACTAAGATAGCCACAATAATCAAACCAAGTAATAAGCAGCCAACCCCTAAGCCAACCTTTGTCTCTGTGTCCATTACTTTACCACCTTGCCCTGTTTATACTTAGCTGAGAAGAATAATACTAGAGCAAACTCAATACCTGATAGCAAGAAGGACACTGTATTAGTGGCAAAGAAAGCTCCTGCTGTGTGCATTACAAAGAACATATACACTGCATAAATCTCCATGAATACAATACCTGTGAAGATACCACCTAGATACAACAAGCTAAAGTCTTTCACTGATTTTGTTCTAATGATTTTAATAATCTGTGGAATGTACCCCACTGCCAAAATAAATCCACCAATAAGCTGTAACAAGTTAAAAAAGTCCAAAGCTGCCATTTACTAAATCCCCATTTCAATAAGTTTATTTTTCACCTGAGTTACTACTGATTGAGCATCCTCAGGATTATTGACTACATCCATCTTGTCCATATCAATTACAATCACTTCTGAGGCATCATAGTGGTTAAACAGCCACTTATCATAACCCTCCCACAGTGTTCTGTAGTAATCTACTAGACCTGCATCCTGCTCAAAATCTCTACCCCTCAGTCCAATTCTATAAAGTACTGTTTCAAAAGAGGCTCTTAAATACACCATTAAGTCAGGTGCTTTCTTAGGAAGCTCATCTAATTCCTCCATCATGTTATAAAGGAGCTTTTCATAGATGCTAAACTCAGTGTCTGAGATTCTACCTAAATCCTTGTTAACTTTAGCAAAGTACCAATCTTCATAGATTGATCTGTCAAGTACATTCTGTCTGTGCTGTAATGCTTTTTTAATGTCCTTAAACCTGCTTTGTAAAAATTCTAGCTGCAATAGGAATGGATACCTTTTCTCCTGCGCTTCTTCCTCTGAGGCTGTATAAAACAATGGTAAAATTTCATTGTCATCTACATTCTCATAAAAGACCTCACTTCCTAGAGCCTCACCTAAAATCTTTGCTGTACTGGACTTTCCCAGTCCTATCATGCCACCAACTACAATCACTGACATTCTCCTCCCTCTCCCCTCACATAAATCACAGCTCTTTACCTGATGTAAACTGCTTGAGGTTAGTAAGTAGCTCAGCATTTTTCTTATATTCAATACCTTTAGCCTCTTTGGACTTTCCAATGTCAGCAATCTCTTTCTCAATCTTCTTAATCTGATTCAGCTTAGAAGTAGCTGCCATAGTATCAGCCTTGATACCTTCTTGCAGGACAGCCTGTGCTTTCTCTACCTCATTAACTGCCTGAGAGAACACACCTACTGCTTTTGATACATGTTTTTGAGATTGTTTGATAGTCTTACTCATTGAATCCCACCCCCTTTACATGTTTGAAGCATTTAACACACACAGGCTTGTAGATGTCTTTGCTGCCCAGCTCTACCCTCTTATCTGAGCCTGATGTCTTAGCAGTTAAAGTAGCCTCACCTTTACAATCAGCACACTCAGCAGTAAGCTCAATCACTTCATCAGCAAGCTCAATCAGCTTAGCTGTAGTCTCAAATTCCTTACCTTTATAGTCATAATTAAGACCTGCTACATACACTTTTTTATCTTCTTCTTCAAGCATAGATGCAACCATGTCAATAAGGTCAGTAGTGAAAAATTGTGCCTCATCAATTAGCACCACATTAGCTCCTAAGATGGTGAAAAAATCAGCAATGTTAAGCTGTGTATCAGAGTCAATAACCATAGCTCTAACTGACTCTCCATCATGAGTAACAATCTCATCCACAGAGTACCTGTTATCTACAGCAGGCTTGATGAAAAGAACTGCCTTACCTTCCTGCTCCTTACCTAGCTCAATTAGTTTCTTAGATTTACCTGCAAACATGCTCCCTGTAATTACTGTTAATGACATTTAAAATGTCCTCCTCTATTCTGTTTTGTCCTTCACTCCTTAGTTAGCTCTCCTTATTCAAAGTGTGACAACATAAAAAAAAGAGAGGCTATTTTAGTAGCCCCTCCTGTTTACAGTATGCAATTAATACAGCCACAGCATCTGACTCATCATTGTTGGCAAACTTTACTGTAGTGTCTCCCATGATGTCTCTAAACTGTTCCAAAACCGCTGCCTCTACTTCCTTCTTAGTTGCTCTACCATTCCCAGTAAGCTGCTTCTTAATGGAAGGAGGAGTGATCTCAGCAAAGTCATCCAGTTTAGCAAGGTGTGTCATCAACTCAAACACTCCATTTACTTTGTATATCTGCTGTGTAGCTACAATCCTAGCATTAGAGAATGATCTTTCTTTAACCACCTGATCTATCTCATACTTTTTGTAAAGCTCCCTGATCTCTTTAGCAATATGATTAAGCCTAAAGCCTGTAGACCTTTGAGCAAATCTCTTAGTACCAATAGAGCCAACCTCAATCAGTTTAAGAGAGTTATTGCTGACCTCTCCCACAGCATAACCTGTGTTAGACAAGGAAAGGTCAAAAGCAATGACTATCATACTTCTTTTACTTCCATCAGATACTTATACCCTGAGAAAAATGACAGCTCTTTGTCCTCAGGCTCAATACCTTCCTCTACATGCTTAGTGACAGTAGCAAACTTGTCCAAGATTTCCTCTGCCATTTCATCAGTCACATAAAGATGAAAAGTCCTGATGTCAGGCTTAGCCTCAGCACCCTTACTCCATTGGTCTTTAGCTACCCCTTCATACATTACAATGTAATCCCTGATACCAAACAGCAAGTAATAGGAGATACACTGCTTAATATGACTGTCAATGATTTCTCTCATCTTATAGTAGCCTACCTGACCAATACTATTAGACTTAGTTTTAAACTCATAACCCACCCTAGTGCCATCTTTATAGACTAAAATACCATCCATCTTACCATTGATAATAAAGTCTACTCCATCATGTTCAATTAGCTTCCACTTTAAGACATTATCCTCCCAAGCAGGCAGCCCCTCATCTGTCCTCTCTACAGTAAATGCAGGGTCAGGCAGCACCTTCTCCATATAAAGCAGGTCTCTCTGAGTAGCCCCATGAATAGCTGTACTGTTTCTTGTCCACCTTTGGTGATAAGGGTATCTTTCTTCTCTTTCCTCAACCTTCATACCCTTTAAGTACAGATCATAGATGGTCTTGCTTGCTCCTGATGGGTTAAACTTAACTTTATCTTTGGGATAAGTAGGCTCAGAATCAATCATGTCAATCTCTTTCAGCCTTTGCTTTACAAGCAGCATTTCTATATCTTTATCCTCTTTAATTCTGTTAATGCTGTGTAGCCTATTAAAATCATCTAATAGACTTCTAGCCATCTTTTCTCCTTTAGAAGCTGTGTCAATGCCCAAGACCTCTGCCCTGAGTTTTTCAGCTCCTCCCTTATTAATTACAGACAATGGTAATCCCCCTTAAATTAGTATTCACTCCTTAGTTAGAAAAACATTGACATACTGTGACATCATGTGTTATGGAGTTAACTACATAAAAAAAGAGAGACCTCAATAGTCTCCCTTTCTAAGAGTCTGCTTATCTTTTTTCCTGTCATACTTCTTCTTACTTTCTTTAATTCTTGTAGTGGGTTTTATCTCCCACTGCAATCTGCTATTAGCTTTCTTCCCAATATAACTCACTGGATATAATCATCCTTTACAATGCAGTAGTCTGTGTGAAAAAGCTCATGCACCTCTGCCCATCTTTTACCCTCAAGAATGTAATAAACCATTCTCTCAGTTACAGCTTTATCTGCTGCAATATCTTTAACAGGTTTTTTGGAGAAGTGGTACTGATGGTGAATATCATACACATCCCCCTCAGTTAGCATCCTCATATTATCTGTTTTAGGTGTCTCTTTAATTGGCACAGACTCTACCTGTGTGAATGAGTTTACATAGCAATCAGCCTCATACAAAGAAGCTAAGAACTCATGACACTCAATAACATCCTCAAGCTCAGATAGACTGTCTACTGTATATTTTTGATGTACCATATCAATAGTTACAGATGTACCTTTAGCAATTAGTGGTAGTGCAGCAGTAAAGCTTAGTTTATTATCCACACCTTTAATAAGAGTAAAAGTATCTCCTGCTGTCTCATCTGTAATGGTCACAATAGAAGATATATAACTATTCATGGTTAACCATCTTAAAGAATCCCCATCATACACCATCTTACTTCCAGTGTTATTGCAGAAAAATACTGCCCCCTTAGGTAACAACTTTTTCTCAATTGCCTCAACAATTTCACTAAGTTTGTATTCTCTCATTTGCTCAGCCTCCCTATATACAGAAAAATGGAGGGCATAAGCCCCCCCCTCTTTTTTAGATGTCTGCTAGGATATTTTCATCCTTAGACTCATCAATTTTCTCAGCAGATGTGTCAGGCTCTTTCTTCCCTTCTTCTTCATCTAGCTGAATGTGTGGCAAGTGAGTTGCTACATCAAAGCCTGCTTCTTTTAAAAGCTTGGTAATAAATTTGTCATCCTTTGGTTGCAAGATAGCATCAAAGAACTCTGGCTCTACTGTTAAGCCACCAAGCTTATCAAAGGCAGCTTGCTCATCAGCCTTCATAGCAATAATAGGATTAAGAGCATAGCTAGTAGATGTGTCAGCACCTGTCCTTTTCAGGTTGAAACCAAACTTATCAATATGCTCACCATACTCCTCAATGCTTGAGATAACTGCTTTAGCCTGATTCTGAGAAACATCAAGAGCCACAAGCTCACCTGTCTCCATAGAAGCAAACACAAAACTATACCTCTGTTTCTTGTACAATCCTTTAAACTTTTCCCCACCTTTAGCATGAGCTACAAGCAATGGAGAGCTGTCTAGTACAGGTTGGTTGTACAAACCTAAGTTGTAATCACCTGCTGCATTGTACTCCACATAATCCTTAACACCCAAGACCCTCACTTTATGAGACTGATTATCTTTCAACCTCAGCATGATCTTTTTAGTGTCCACCTTACCCTTATTGGCATTCTCTTTAGCCTGATCTCCTCTAGCTGTAATTACTGACATACCTTTTCCTCCTGTTAGCCCTATAAGCTATTATTGTGAGAGGTTGTCCTAATTAAGCTAGGAAGGTACAGGACTCTAACCTGTTACAAACCTTCCATAATAAAAAATGGCATGAGCTAAAGGACTTGAACCTTTCCCAACAGTTTTGGAGACTGTTATGCTACCACTACACTAAGCTCATATGGCATCCTAGACAGGACTTGAACCTGTGACCCACTGCTTAGGAGGCAGTTGCTCTATCCACTGAGCTACTAGGATAAATATGTTTAACCTCAGTTAAGAGAGGGAATTACACCTATACACATATCTAAAATACAAATATTTAAGTATTTATATATCTAAAACACACTTAAATGTAATAATTAGTTGTAAAGTACTACTAAGGTGTGTTAAGATATTCCATGTTAGGAGATATAACTATAGTTACTAACCTTTAAATAGTAGGAGTCAGGGAGCTTACTGCCCCCTTACACTCCTTAGTTAGACAGCCACCTTAAAACTGTGACATGTCTAAATTAAAGTTTTTAGTAACTGCATATTTTTCTAATCTAGCAAAGGCTCTGCTTTTCTTTTTTCTAGCAGTAGCAGCAGTAACACCTAGAGTGTCTGTCAAAGCCTTAGTTACTTTTCTTTTGATGTCTCCTGCTTCCTCAGAAGCTGAGAGAATGACAGCAAAGGTAGTCTCAATTATTGCCTTATCATCCTCAGATGCCTCCTGAGAAAATCCTTCAATGATCTCATTAGTAAGAGAGATAATGTTAGGACTGTGGTCAGGGTTTACATTGTCTGAGACAGTATCAAAAACTAAGTCAATGGATGTAGCAACCTGCTCCTCTACAACATCAAGGAAAGTCTCATCACCCACCATCACATCTAGTGATAGGGCTTGAGTATGGAATTGCTGTATTTTTCTTTGAGAGTTTTTAAAGATATTGTCCTGTATTCTCCATTCAATATTTCTTTTCAGGTGTGCAGTGAAATAGCTTCCTTTTGCAGAATCATAAGACTCAATAGAGAAATATACAGCTAAGTAAGCCTCTTGCTCATAAATGGATTTATCAAGGTGCAGCCCTCTTGATCTGCTGTACATCTTCCATGCAATATGATCTGCTAAGTCTTGGACTGCTGCCATTAATTCATTAAAGGTAAGATCATCCCCTGTAGACTTGTATTGCATTGCTAGAGCATCAATCTGTGCGTTAGTTAGTTGAGTAGATTCTAATTGTTTCATGTGTAATAACCTCTTTTATTTTTTATTTATGAGTGAGAATTACACATATCTGTAAGTTAAATGACAGCAATAAATACACCCCAGTAATATGTCAGATAGACAAATTACAGGTATCTGTAATTAAGAAGGCAATAAAAAAGTAAAGGATGCTAAAGATAAAGGCATCCCCCCTCTTATTGTTCTACTGTATTTTGTTTTAGTGAATACACCTATGATGTATTATGTATCACTGGATTTCACTTATGTGTAATTTCATATCATAAATACATATTACACTAATGTGTAATTATGAGACAAGACTTTTTTAACAGAACACCTGTTCTTTAAATTGTCTCAAAAATCACTCAAATCCCAAACCCCTTAACCCTCTAAGCCTCACACCCTTTTTCCATCTTTCTTACATAGGTTAAAATAAGTCTAAAGTCCTAGTACAAAAGTAAAAAAAGAGGTTACAGAAAGGAAGGTACTAACCTTTCCACATTTCCTGCAACCTCTTTAATAATGTTTGAAGATATATCATTTACATCCTTTAGACCATATGGGATAGGTAGTAGATACAGGTCTAGTACACCCATTAACCTTCTCTCTAAGTCCTTTCTAAACCTGTACCCTGCATTATCATTGTCTGTAGCTATTACTAACTCCTCTATAGGTGAGTTAATTAAAAGTTTCTCCTGAGCATTACTCATACTAGCAGAACCAAAGGCTAGAGCAGGTATCCCATGTGACCACAGGTATAGAGCATCTGTCTCTGATTCTACAGCATATGCCCTCTTAACATTTCCTTTAATGATAAAATGTAAGCCATATATGTGCTGCTTGATGGGCTGTCCATCCTCTAAGTACCAAAACCTTTTATCATTGATTGATCTGAATTTAAGGTTTATGATCTGCCCATCCTTGTCAAACCAACAGAACACAATAGCCTGCTTTTCAATGTCATAACCAATCTTAAATGCCCTCTGTACCTTCTCTGTAATGCCCCTGTTAGAGAGGTAAGGGTTTCTGTATAGATAAGAGGAAAACTCCTCCTTAGAGACAGTCCTGTAAGGCTTCTCAAGCTCAGGCAGCCATATGTCTAGCTTAAAGTTATCCATATCACTATAGATAGTTCTGTACTTCTCAAACAGGTAATCTTTAGCCTCATCATACGTGACACCCATGAGAAAGGAGAGGAGCTTGATAAAGTTACCCTTTCTCCAATCCTCATCATAAGCACCTGAGTCTATCCAAGTACCATCCTCTAAATTTACAGCGAATGAGGGTTTATTCTCCTCTCTAAAGGGAGAGCAAGACTGTAGCTTATTGCCTCTAGTCCTGTACTTTGGGAATGAGTCTGTATAAGGCTCAAGCTCCTCAGCAATATCAACCTCTAACTCCTGCCCATTTATCAGTACTGCCATTAATCCTGCACCTCACCTACAATAACCACCTCATCTAGTTTCAAAACTGTCACAAAACTAGGCTCATGATCTTTCCTAACAGCTAGGAAGGGTACAGCAGAATGAGAACCATCCTGTACCACTGAGGCAAGTCTACTGCATTCTCTCAGCAGCACCCTCCTACCTACTAAACTCTGATTAAATACTTGATAAGTCATATTGACACCCTTTCCTAAATCCTTCTTTATCTGCAATCCAAAATTATTAGATGTAATCAATGGCAGTAGCCTCCTTGATATACCCATGATTGTAGTCACAATGTAGAGTAAGCTCTTTATTTACATTAGGAGTCCTTGTCTTACTGAGTAGAATTTTACCAACACCATCCAACTGATCATAACTGAGGACAGTGGCAGCATCCTGAATAACTGCAATAGTCTCAGAGTACTGATGAATTTCAGGAGGCTTGACCATTCTTGCTCCTGTCTCATCATCTTCTTTATTTTCTTTCTCAGCAGAGGTAGGAGTCTGATGGACTACAAGACCTGCCACCTGATGTCTACCAAAAATCTGCCTTAGCTTTCTACTTGTAGTAGACATGCTGTCTCTGTTACTTCCTTTACCTGAGTGAGACATCAAGTTAAAGCCATCTATGATGACCATATTTACATTAGGATTAGCCTGTAGATCAGCCTCAATCACCTCAAGAGACAGTCCATTAGGTAAATGCTCCATTGTTTTAATGATGTAAGGTGTCTCATTAGTCTCATTAAACTCATTAAGAAAGCTCTGATAAGCTTCCTCATCCTCAAGCTGCCCTAGTTTCAAATTCACATTATTGAAATGACCAATTAAAGTGTCATTCCTTTGTGACTGCTGTACTTCTGAAAGCTCAGGAGAGTAATGCAGCACACCAAACTTATGCAGCCATGCTGTAGTACCAATATGTGAAGCTATCCAAGACTTACCTCTGTTTGTGTAGGCTTGTAATAGAATGTAATCACCTAGCTCAAACCCCCCACCTAACCACTTAGTCAGGCTTTCATATGGAGTAGGAATAAACTTAAATGACCTGTTTTCCTTACCATCCTCATAGGTATCCCATCTTTCTTGACCATTCACAGCATAGTTAGCCCCTGAATAGCTGTCAGCATTAGTCATGTCTTTAATTCTATTGACCTCATTTGCCATCCAGTTTACAAAGTCTACCCCTTTAAGCTCCTCATACTTCTTACCTGCCTGCTTTTGCAGCAGCATAACTGCTTCCCTACTGGCTGTGGTGTTTTTTAAAGCCTTAGCCAAGTAAGCAAAGCTATCAACTGTCTCAGGCATATAAGTGAATGACTGGAAGTTAGCTACTACTGTTCTATAGTCAGGAGTTTGACCATGTTCCTGAGTGTACTTTTGTACAAACTCATAGACCTCAGGGATATTGTAAAAATCCACCTGTTTGATATTGTATTTATTTAAAATATGAAAGTTATTTTCTTCTAGCACTTTACTAATTAGCTGATGCTCTATCATGCTCATGAATGCTGCCCCCTACTTAAATAGGCTGTCAAGCCTGTTATCTTTACCTGTGAAGCCTACCTTTACTGTCATGCCTGCAATCCTTGAAGCAATCCTTTCCCCCAAGCAATTAGACAGCTCATCTAAGCCCACATTGCTTGTAAAGACAGTAGTCAGACCATTAGTTGACCTGTAGTCCAAAATCTCATACAGCTCATCTTCATAAGCCTCAGAGATTCTGCTGCCCCTAGTAGCAATGTCATCTAGTACAACAAGCTCAGTCTTTTTAACTGCATTTTTCAGGCTGTAGTACCTTTTACTAGCCTCATCCTGCATATCTCTTGTTCCTCTGAATTGAGCATTAAAAGAGTTTTGCATTTCAGTAGACTTAACAAAGATCACAGGATTATCTTTCATTTGCTGCTGACCTTTTAAATAAGCCCTACTCCTCTCAATTAGAAAGTGATTTAAAACTGTGACAGCAGTGGTAGTCTTTCCAGTACCTGTGCCAAAGGGATTGTCATTGCTAGGCACAGAGTAAAGCAGTAATCCTGCATTTTTTTCCTGCACAAACATCAGCACATTTTCAATGTATTTTGTAATCAATTCATAGGCTCTAGGGTTATCCTCTTTGATGGGCAGGTTGTCTAACCTAGCCCCCCTGTAATTCTTAGGCACTCCTGTAGTAGCCCACATACCTCCTCTGCCCCCACTTTCAAGACCATGCATGAAGGTACAAGCAAAGCAGGTATAATCACATGTTCTAACTGGTTTATCAAAGCTGCATGTATGCTGCATAATTAAATCCCCCTTAGACATCAAACAGGCTCAAGGCTCTGTCTGTGTCATCTTGTGCTTTAGCTTTTTCAATCTTCTGCTCTATCTGCTGCTCTCTATCAGCACCCTGCTTGTAAATAGCAAAGGCTTTATTAGCTAACCAACTTGTCAGCATTGAGATAGTAGGTAGTGGATACTGGACACTGCCCCATCTTTTTTGATAGTCCTTAACAGCAACATCAATAACACCTTTTAAAGTTTTTTCATCATAGTTAGGCAGCAGCTTATCCTTAATACCTTTCAGTTCTCTTTGGTAGTTGATTACATAGCCCTGACCAAAAGTCTCCTCATAGACACCTGCAAAGTAATGAGCAACATCCCTGCTAGTCCACTTCTTGACAGTGACCTCAACTCTGCCACCTTCTGAATTAGCTGCTTGCTTGACTGGCTTAGCAGCAGTCTCCTCTACAGCATCTGTATTAGTAACCTCACCTTTATGAATGTAGTAGAGGCTTTTCTGCCTCTTACCTGCACCTGTCAGCTCTCTCCTCAGAATGTGCTGCCCATTGAAGGTAATCTCTAACATTTCATTGATATTCTTGTTTACAGTGGTAGGACTCTGCCCTGTTAAATCAGCTAGTTTCCTTTGACTAGGAAAGGCTTTCCCATCTACATCCATGTAAGAGACAATTGCCATCAGTAAGCTAAACCTGTTAGCACCTAACTCCTTGATCAGTCCTGCCTGTATTGCCTTAGAATCCACACAGACTCTCAAGCTCTCTACAACACCATCAGTCAAAGTGGAAAACTCTTTTTTAAAGTCCACTGAAAGTACTGGCTGCTTTTCATCCATTTTGTTTCCTCCTACTTCAAGCTCTTTTCAACCCTTAGTTAGAGAGGAAAGTTTCAAAGTGTGACACCCTAAATAAAAAAAGAGAGACTTTTTACAGTCTCCCTAGTGATCTTGCTATGTGATTTTCTTTGTATCAGTTTCTGTAACATATCTTTATTACTTATAAATAAAAGAGATAGATATATATGTAGTAAATGATAGGTAACAGTTTCTGATACATAAGACAGTTTATTGTTACAGTTTCTGTAACCTATCATATGTAACAGTTTCTGATACAATAATTGGGCATAAAAAAGAGAGGAGCATAAAGCCCCTCAATTACTTAACTTCCACATACTTACTATTAGCTGTAATGTATAGACCTGATTTAAGTTGATACATCTTACTTCCACTCACAGTAAGCTCCTTCTTAATTGTAAAAGCCTGTCCTTTCTTAACAATCTGTCCTTTATCATTCCAGTTAGCAGATTTATAAGTGTAAAGCTCAGATACCTTAACAATAACCATCTTAGCCTTAGGTTTAGAGGCTGTAGCAGGTTTCTTAACTTTTAGCTTTTGCCCAATCTGAATTAGATCACTTTTGAGACCATTAAGAGACTTCAAATCTTTAACAGTCATTTTGTACTTGACTGCAATCTCAGACAATGTGTCACCTTTCACTACTTTGTAAGTGTCAGATGCTGTAGAAACTTTATCAGGCTTAGCAGTAGCTTCACCTAACTTCTTCTTAACAGCAGCTTTGAATGCTGTAAACTTACTTGAATCAGATACAAAGGGTGCAGGGCAGTTTTTACCTGTGATGTCATAGTGCCTGTAGATGTCTTTTTCAGTAAGCTTGTACTGTTTACATAGATCAGCCACAACCTGCTCAGTCCTAGCAATAGTGTCAGGATGAATAGTATTATCTTTCTCTACACACATTTCCACACCAATAGTAGTTAAGTTAGCATTACCACCTTTATAGTAAGAGGCAGTAGCCTTAAACTTAGCCACCTGTGTAGGATGCTCATTTGCATGGTAAGCCACTTCATTGAGAGGAATAATTAGCCTAGCTTCTTCCCTGTCTACAAAAATATGAGCTGAGGCATACCTTTTCACCTCAATAGCTGTACCATTAAAGTAGTTCCTCTCATTCTTAGCTGTAGCATTAGGTGTAGCTGTCCAGTGAATGACAACACCTTTAACTGCCAAAAGTTTTAACTTAGGTCTAGTGTATTCATTTACTTTCACATAATCTTTAACAAGTGCCATCCAAACTCTCTCCTTTTTGATATATTTTTGAAACAGAAAAAGACCAAGAGATTAACTCTTAGTCTTGTCCTTCTCATCCTGTAGCTCTTGCTTTTCAGCTACTACCTGAGAGAGCCTGTCCTTAATCTGCTTAGGAATATAAACACCTAAGGCTGTAAAGTTTTCAATAATTGAAAGCCCTTCATTACCTATAGCAAGCCACACCATTAATGTCCTAAATACTGGCATACCATCATTCACAAGCAGATCAAGTAGGGAGGCAAAAACAATAGAAAGCAACATACCTGCTTTCTTAATAATTCCCATATGCATAATGGCTGATTTTAGCCTCTTATTTTTAGCACCCTTTAATAACCCTGTTACTACATCAATAAGCATCATAGCCACAAGGATGAAAATAGCATTCTGATAATGACCTGACACAAACTCAACAATAGAGCCTACCAAACCTACTAACCATACTGAGAAGTTATTGAGATACCCCATCTGATCTCCCCCTCCTTTCCCCTAAAAATGTAGGCAAAAAGAAAGAGAGACCTAGAGTACTTCTCTAAGCCCCCCCCTCCCTACCTACCCTATAGCTTTCTGAGGGTTAGAATTTAAAGTAAGTGCAGCATATAATTGGTTAGGTGCTATATTCCTATCTTTCACATCAATACCAACTTCAAACAGAAGCTCATAAGCTATTTCTGAGCAGATAAGCTTTTTAGGGTTTCCCCACTGAGTCTCTTTATGGAACATGTAGCCCAACATCTGAGGATAGTCATACCACCTGCCTGTAAGCTGTATTGCCTTCTTTATGAGCCTGTCTTTGTCTACTTCTGAAAGATCAAATCTAATAATCTCATAATCTTTGTGGCTGAAAGGTGTGATAATGCTTTTTGTATTCCACTCAGCCTCTATCACATGGCTCTCAGAAACAGCCACAGCTACATGACTAAACTCACCCTTATCAAACAACCTGACAAGCTTTGATAAGGCTGTATGCCCCCTTACAAAGACAATATCACCTACCTCTAGCTCCATGTGATTTCACCTACCTCCTCCACAGTCTGAGCTGCCATAACCTTAGGCATAAGATCATCCCTGTACTTGCTGATATTACTTTCTTTGTGTTTGATAATAGCCACACTTAGTCCATTCATATCCTCTGCTGTAATGGGTATTCTCATATACTCACCACTCTGCATAACAGTCCAAGTGGTAGACTGCATTAACCCTGACTGAAAAGCTGTCATAGCTCCCTGAAAATTAAATTGAGCTTGCTCATCAAAAGAAAAATGATAGCTTATTCCACCAATTTCATAGTCAAAGCCTGCTAGAATACTTGCCATACATGCCTGATTAAGTTCCACATCTTTATTCTGCTTTGCTTGTCTCAAATCTGTTTCTAAATCCTTAATAAGCTCACCATTTACATACAAGAAAGAGGATGGAGAATCTAATAACTCCATGTCCTCCACTTCAACCTCAATAGGCTCAAGACCTAAAGGAGTGCTGCTCACTGCATACACTCTATTTGTCTCATCTGTTTGAATGTACAGTTTCATTATTATATCCCCCATGCTGCTACCCAATGTAGTGCAGTATTTGTAGTGTTTGTCCTTGTTACCCACAGTGTAAATCCATCAGTAGTAACATCTGTAGCTGCCCAACCTGTAACAGTTTTCCCTGGCACTGTAGTACTTGGTGTGACTACTACAGATGGTGCTTTAGGAAACTTCCTGCCAAACTTCACAGACACAGAGGTAGGCTCATTGTCTCCCTTTGGTGAAATAACAACATACCCATTATCTATGAATACATTTCCTGAGGTGGCAATCTTCTCATCATTAATAAACCCAGTGCCATTTAACACAAATAGCTGATCATAGTCAGCCACATTCACAGAGTTGACAGGTGCGCCTGACTTTGGAAACAGTAATCCTTCTCCTGAGCTATCATTGGTGTCTCTGAAAAAGATACCATTTGCACCCATAACATCAGAATTATTAAGATTCAGTCCTCCACCTTTTGAGTACCATTGGTCAGCAGCAACCTCTATACTGCCCACAGTTAGCTGTAGGTTACTGAGAACATTGCTTGTGTCTCTGCTTTGTAGTTTGAGCCTAGAGTTGTTAGCATCATAGAACATCTGAGCAAAGCCTTTACCTTTACCATAGCTGTCATTATAAGCCTCTAACTCAAAGTATCCACCATCAACATAGACACCTTTACCTCCTCCTACTTCTAAAGACTTGTTCTTAGTAGGAAACTTGTTAATACCCACACCTCTGTTTTTTGAGTCCACATAAAAAATAGGCTGACCTGATGCTACTGCCATAACAGCAATAGATGTGCCTAGCCTATCTCTTACATATAATTCAATATCAAAGGTCTCAGTATTATCTAAGTCTACCTGTGCTGTGGTAGCAGAGAATTTACCTGATGCAGTAGTGTAAGTAAAATTAGAATATGCTCCCCATGCTGTAGCATTTGACTTCTTAAATCTGTACTTCACCTCTAGTAATGTGTTACCAACAATTGCAGCACTGTAAGAGCCTGACAACTTAATGTCTGTCTGATTCTCAAAGTTATTTAACCTCTTACCTGAGTAACTTAGAGAAGGCACAATGTAAGGAATAACTGTGACCACTTTGACTACTTCTGTGTAATTACCCCTACTATCTATAGCTCTGATGGATAAGTTAACATTCACTCCTGCTGTAACCTTACCCATATCAAAAACTAAGTCAGATGTAGAATAACTTAGAGACACTTGCTTACCATTCAGAATACAGATATAACTTTTCATACTAGCCCCATTTAATGCTGTAGCCTTAGCAGCAGCAGGTAAAGTCACCCTCACATTAGAATAGTTTTGTATGATCTGCTGATTAGTCTTAGTGATACCTGAGGGTACAGCACTGATGTCAGCATAAGTGAAGCCCCCTGAGAAAGTAGGCTTACTATTCACTACATAGGCAGTAAGAGTAGAAGAATGATAGCTCCTCACCTGTACACCTGAGTAGTAAGTGTATATCCTTATCTCACCTTTAATACTGTTAGCATCAGGAATCTTTGCATACAAAGCAGAAGCAATGGCAGAAGTACTGTAGCTCCAATCACCTGCTGCAATATTGTCCTTAATGGTGTAAGTAGTTCCCCCAAAGATCAAGACAATCTTATGTCTAAAGGCAGAATTGTTAGTTTTAACAGTTCCACTCATTGTGTCACCTATATTGAAGTTTCCACCAAAGCTAGTAGTAGCTGAGTCAGGTGCTGTCACAGTGCCTGACTTACTCCCAGTACCTACTGTACTACTGCCATTCTTAGTTGTAATATCCACCCTGACTGCCTTACTTGTACCTTGAGCCAATTCAGTGAAAATCTTAGCATTCTCTGCTGATGAAAATGAGAAAGTGTAGCTTGTACCTACATCTGAAACTGACTTAATTGTAGTGCCATTCACCTTCAAAGAAAGGTCATGTGTAAAGCTTCCTGATGCTCTTGAAATAGACACTTTCAAGTCATTTCCTGCTGTGAATGAAACACTAGATGAAATGCTTGAGGCTCTAGGAATTGTGTTTAAAGTAAAGGTCTGCTGATCTAAGTCAATCCTTCCCACCCAACTGCCTAAAGTTACCTCTGCATCAAAATAACCATCAAGAGAAAAAGAGCCTTTACCATCTGAGCTATGCTTTACAGTAAATGACTCTGTTTGAATAAGCTTAGTCTGATTAGCTGACAGCTTTGCTTTTCCTGAGGCTGAGTCTGTTATCCAAGAACCATTATTAAATTGAATAGCTGATGTCTTTGTAGCAGAGGATGAAATAGCCCCATAACTATCCTTAGCTATCCAGTACATCTTAGCTGTAACTCTACTTGTATTTGCATCTATATCCTGTGTAGCTGTCCATGACAATTTAAGCTGCCAATGTGAGCCTACATTTTTAGAAATACTACCTGATAATGCCATTAAATCTATCCCCTCTCAAAATACTCTCAATATAAAAAAAGATGAGCAGAAAAGTCTCCCCTTCTACTCATCATTTGCAACAAAAGCCCACCCATTTAAAGTACTTGTGTTAATTGGTACTATTTTTATTGGAGTCATGCTGATCTCTTCAGTTGCTCTAGCCTTATTCATAACTGTAGTGTCTTTATTCAGGGTAAATACTTTAGTCATCTGCCCCTCTACTTCATAATAACCTGCAAACTCATCAGGAGAGATAGAGGTGTAGCCATCATACTGATTACTCATGACTGTCACACCATTTTCATTAATGATGACATTGGAGTTATACACCTCACCTGTAGCATTAGACCACTGCAAAGGCAAAGAGCCTGTATTAAGCATTAGGCTTGTCACTACCATCCCACTATCAGTAGTGCCATATAATTCTATTTCAATCTCTGTACCTGATACTTCTATAACAAAATTAAGGACATCATAATCAAGAGCAGTGCCTGAGATTAGCTCAATCTGCTCTGTCAATCCATTGTCATAGGTAGCCCTGATGTAACCAGTACCTTCTGCAAGCTTTTTAACTCTGGCTGAGACTGTATAAGTGCCTGCCTGCACTGCTACTGTCTGTTTGATAGTACCCCCTTTAAGGTAGAATCCTGAGCCTGCTCCTCTTTGGGTTAACTCCATATTCTGCTCTGATTCTACTGAGCCTGTAACAGCCCAAAAGTCAGTTTGTGCAAATCCTACAGAATTTGAAAGTAAGTTGATACCACCTGATGACATAATGTTAAAATTAAAGCTGTCAGCAGTCTGTTTCAGGTCTGACACATCTTTTGAGACAATTGTGAGATTATCAGTGACATCTTTAAGATCCTGCTTATCAGCTTTAGCATCAAGATCAGATGTATCAGCTTTACTATCCATAACATCTGTGAAGGCTGTAGCTGATGTAACTGTAGACACAATAGCATCAGGAGAGATAAGCTCCTCAGCAGATGAAAGCCTATTCTCAAGATCAGCCATAGTATTAGAGTCAGCCTTTAAACTGATTTCACCTGCCTGCTGTCTTAACTCAGATGCCTGAGAATAAAGGGCTTTTTGTTGGTTAGCAAAAACCTCAAAGCCTGCTGATGTAGGGCTGTAGTTTCCATCTTTATCATTGTTATACAGACTAATCCAGTTAATCCCATCATCAGAAACCTGTAAATCATAGAAATAGATTTTTTCTGAATCAGCCCAACTCATCCACACCTTTAAGGTATTAATGTTTGTATAAATCTGCCCTAAGTCTATCTGCACCCACACACTGTCTAAGTCAGATGTGCCTAGTGAGGCAAACTTAGTAGCATCATCAGAGATACCATCAGTGATATAGGCAAGGTTAGCTGCATCTACAGTACTGGCTGTGACTGTCTTTCCTTGAGCCACATTAACCTTGTCAGTATCATAGGCAGCAATTTCTACAATGTCAGTGCTGTCATCAACTGAGTTACCATTCCCAATAAGCCTGACATACCTCATATTGAGTATATTGACCTGCTCAGAAATGGCTCTAGCTTCTTCCTCACTCACCTTAGACAAAAGCCCCTCAGAGTTAGCTGTAATCTCAAGCTGCATCTGTTTCATAGAGTCAGCCATTGTATCTACAGTCTGTGAGTCAGCCTTGAGCTTTATATCCTTCTCATTTTGAATAAGCTGTGTCTCATGACTTTCTAGCTGCTGCACAATACCATCCTTATCAGTGGTATAGGTCTCTGTCTTGACATAACTGTTAAGGGCATTCTGCATTTCCTCAGAGGTGACAGTTTCATCCTTGTTAGCCTTGTCCTGTAGTTTCCCATTTACATACTCAAGACCTGCCTTCTCACCAATAGACTGAGTAAGCTCCTGTACTTTGTTATTGTAAGCAGTTAAGGAAACTTTTTGAGACAGCTCATACTCAGCAGACTGCTTGAAGTCATCTAAGTCCTCAATATCCTTTACAATCTGATTCTTTTCTTTTTGTTGCTGTGAAAGAATGGCAGAGGAATTTACTGGAACAATAAAGCCATCAGTAGTCTCTACATGACCACCTGCTTTATCTGAGTTATAAAGCCTTACCCATGTCACTCCATCCTCAGAAACATCTACCCAGTGACTGTTATAAGTCCTCTCACCTGCATAATAGTGCCATGATTGAATGTACTCAACATTTTCAACCACTTTACCTAGATCAAGCTGCATGTACTGAGGCTTACCAAAAGTACCCTCAACATACATCTGATAGTCAACAATTCCATCAGTAAGATAAGGTATGGATGACTCTAGTACATTCTCATTAGATGTAGCTTGAACACCTTTAGCAATATTTTCCCCTTGCTTGTAAACTTGAAGCTCTACCCAGTGATTATATTCATTGAAGTCAGAGCCATTTACCCAGTCTCTAACATACCTAACTTTGAGCCTTTGGTTTATCTGAGAGAAAACATCATCCATTGTAGGCACTTTCTCTAGCCTCTCCTGCATTGCAGGTATTTGAGTAGCCTGATTCCAAGTTTCTTCACTTTCTCTGATCTTCTGCTGCAAAGATGCTAGTCTTTTATTAGCAGGAGGCACTACTGGGATATAATCACCAAACTCCACTGCATCATTAGCAGGATTAGTCAAGCTCCTAGACAGCTTCCTTACCCTTGCTTTAAGGTAAAGCTCAGGCTGAGTAGTCTTGTCCTGTACAAGAATGGTATCCCCAAGTGCTACCCTCTCATGCTCATAACCTGCAATCCTTTCTAATAGAGCCACATCAACCTTATATGTCATCTTAGGCTTACTGGACTCTTTCAACTGGGTCACAGTATTCTCAATAAGCTCCTGTGGAGACTGAGCCTTGTCATCTTTGTAGACACCAAAAATAGGCTCACCATTTATGCTGTAGGACTCAGTAGCATCTGTGTTTACAATGTAGTCACCAATGATCTTGTATCCACTGGGCAACCCTTGCACACCTGTAGCATCTTTGAATGTAAGTGGAGTACCTTTATCACTTGTCTTACCTACACCAATAAGAGCAGTTACAAGCTCACTCCTATCCTCAACCCTCTCCACACCTGTAATATCTTTACCATGCATGAAAGGTTTTCCTGTCTCATTACCAAGCTGCTCAGGCACATTGATAAGCTGCTCAGTAATAGTAGTACCTACAGTCAAGTACTCAAAATCAAGCTCTCCACCATACTGCTGCACCACAGCAACAAGTGCCTCAAGCTTTGTAGGGTAGTCCTTAATTTCCACATCCTGTGTACCAAGATCACCCACATACCCTAAGCTCCAATTTGTACCTATGAGGATATGTTCCAAAACTGTCTCAATAGTTACAGAGGTGAAAGTGGTGGGTCTTACAACATCCTTGATTAGATCATCTTGAGCAGATACCTCAGCATATACCTCTTTCTCATAAGCATCAGAAGAAGTCTCCTTGACTTCAATGATCTTGTAAAGCTTACTGCTGCCCTCAAAAGTAGGGTACAAAATGTAGTTACCTGCCACTACCTTGACAGCCTCATCATGGTTAGCAGGGATTTTTAGTGTTAATGTATCAGTCAAATCATCCAAGTCTCTCTCCTGAATATCATCATAGAAAGGCAAAGAAAAAGGCATCCTGTTAGACAGGACACCAATTGTAGTTTTATCTGCACTCAGCAGGTATAAGTTTTTCATTTCCATTAATAGTCACTCCTTATAATGTTCTTTCTGTGTAAGACACTGAGCCATTAGTAAAGGCATCATATGGAGCTACTACTAGACCACTCTCCCCACTCCTCAGCTTAATGAAGGTGCTTGCAGGGTTTAAGTACTCATAGAATGGCTGACCATTTTTCAGAATTGCCCCAGTTTCATTGTCAATACTAAGGACATCCCCTGCCCTCAAAATCAAGGGTATATCATCAGTTTTAATCTGTTTATCCAAGGTTTTTACTCTGATGTCTTTACAAGCCATATAAGTAGCAGTATTAGTCTTGTAAGCCATTACCCCTATCTGTGCTTGTGAGACTGCTCTGCTGTATGTTTTAGCTGTATCAGCCCACCTAACATGGAATAGCCTTTTATAGCCTCCTTTTCCATTGTCATTATAAAGACTGACCTGCCATACATTTTTACTCCTCTTAACCAACCAATAACCATCTAAATTATTATCAGTACTAGGAACAACTTTATCTAAAATGACCTTTTTCTTAGAGCCATTGATAAGCACAACCTCTGCCCTTAGATTTCTTGACTTAGCTGTGGCATCCCTGACTGATGCAACAAAGACTGGATACCCATTGCTGTCATTCAGCATAAATTGATTTCTCCCCATTTTGTCTACCTTGTATGCCTCAGGAGTAAAAGTGACAAGACTCTTACTGTTAGGAATGTAATAACCATTTTGCAGCTTTAACCATCCATTTTTAGTCTTTTGCAGCACATTATAAGTCTTACCTTTAGCAGCTATGCCCTTATTCTTGTACTTAGTGGAGGCTCCTGTCCTCATGAGCAGATTTCCTTTAGGTACTACAGTACCCACATATCTTACATTGGCATCAGTATCAATCCTAAATGTGTACTGAGACTCAAAGTTAGTAACAGACTGAGCCAAAGGTTTAACAATAGAAGCACCATGCCATGCTGAGCCTGTGCCATAATCTAACCCTGCCTGCCTTACTTCTACATTTCCATAGACCTCCATAGAGCCTGTTAAAATGCCCCCATGCTGAGAGGCAGGTACAGTCCACCCATTCAGAGACTTGAGATAATCTTTTAATGCCCAACCACCTGCATCTACTTTACTGTCTGTGTTATCATCCACACTGAATGGAGTACCTAAGTCAATGAAGTCCTCACCTGCTACTACAGAGAAATTAGTAACATCCTGAGTAAGCTCAAAACTCATCTGAGGGAATGTCTCAGAGTTACCTGTATTAGTCAGCTCAATAATGTCACCACTATAGTCCTCAGGTATAAGGTACTCTCTTTCCAGTCCATAGATGTAAGGGTCAGAGCATGTGAAAGTTAAAGTGCCTTCACCATATAAAAAAGACTCCTTAATGTCAGAGTCTCCTGTAAACTTTGCCCTATAGTATCTGTTTGAGTTATCACCTAAGATAAGCTCTTTTTCTTCATCATAGTAAAGCCATGCTGATAGCTGCTCTAAAAGTTTAGGCATTACATTCTCCTCAGGAGCTACAATAACCACATCAATGCTGATTTCTCTTGTTCCTAAAGTGTTCCCAAAGTCATAAGCACCTGCTTTACCACTCACTGTAATGGTATTTTGACTGACAGGAGGTAAAATGCTGTGATTAACAGCAATTACCCTTACAAAGTCAGGTAAAGGTCTCTCATTAAATAGAATGCCTGTAAATTCTGCCATGTTTCATCCTCCTATAAATTAAAAAGCCCAAAGGGTACTAACCCCTCAGGCTCATTGATTAACTAAAGGAGAGTCTACCTCTAGCCCTCTCCTTCTTCTCTTGCAGTCTATTCAGCTCTTGTGCAACTCTCTGTATATCTGCTTCCTCTCTTACTACCAACTGACCAACATGAATAGAAGTATTAGAACCACCTTTTGTAGACTCAGGCATAAACTTACTCACTGCTTGAGCAAATGGCTTCATTCTTCTTTGAGAGCTTAGTGGTACAATTGCCTCTGCTCCCTTCTCACCTGCTCCAATTAGTGTAGAGCTATCCAAGATACCACCCTTTGCGTGCCACTTGATAGACAGTTTAGGTAACTTTGGTAGGTCAGACATTTTCCATCCACCCATAGAGAATGATGGAATTTTGATCTTTCCAAACAGATTAGCGAAAGCTGACTTAATGTTGTTGGCTACTGATCTAGCCTTATCCCATATTCCAGTGATCTTGCCAATTAAGCCACCAATAATGCTGCCTACTTTGGACTTGATAGCATTAAAAGCATTTACAAAGAATCCTCTTACTTTTGAGGTAATGGAATTAACCTTATTAACAATGGTCATGATAACTGAAATGATGCCCTTAATGACACCCATGACAACTGATTTAATTGCATTCCAAATGCTAGTAAAGATGGATTTCACCTTAGCCATGATGGACTGCACCTTAGCTGATACTGTGGCTACAATTGACTTGATCTTGTCAATCACAGGCTTTACTACATTGTTATACACAAAATTCCAAGCAGCTCTAAATGCAGCTTTAACTGTATTCATTACTTGAGTGGCTTTTGCAACCAATGTAGCTACAATAGACTTAATCTTGTCAATGACTGGCTTAATAACATTATTGTAAATAGCATTCCACACTACCCTGACAGCATTAATGTACTTTTTCCAAGCTGAGATTATCCAGTTAATCACTGTACCTACCCATGACTTAATCTTACTCATTACAGCAGATACAATGGATACTAAAGCATTCCAAATGGCTACAAAACCATTATAGAAAGGCTGTAGAAGTGTAAGCAGTATTCCTAGAGCAACAAGGAAAACAGTCTTGATCACATTCCATGCAACTTGAATGACAGTGACAATTGCTGAGAAAACTGTAGAAACCACGGCAGATAGACCTGACCAAATGGCTGTAAAGAATGGTGCTAAGGTTGACCAAATTGCAGTAAACACAGCAACCACACCTGACCAAATTGCAGACCAAAATGCTACAACAAAATTAAAGTAAGCCATGAATGCATTAACAAAAACCATAACTAAAGCTTTCAAGCCATCCCAAAAAGCAGAGAACCATGAGGTTAATACTCCCCACACAGCCATTGTAGCTGCTACAATCTGATCCCAGTATTGATAGATCAGTACTGCCACAATCACAATACCTGCAATAATCAGCATGAATGGGTTAGCCATAAATAAAGCTGATAATGCTCTGAAGGCAACACCAACTAACCTAAGAACCTGCATAAACTTAGTAATACCTGTAGCAAGCAGACTAAATCCATTCATAACAGCTCCTAGACCTGTGGCAAAAACAGAGAATACTGACAAGATGCCACCAATACCAATAAGAATAGCAGGAAGTATAGCAACAAAAGCAGCAATACCTAGAACCACTTTTTGTGTAGTAGGTGATAAGTTTTGGAAAGCTGAGGACATACTTTGCACAGCAGAGACAATTGTTGGCATAACATCAGCAATGGCACTCCTCAAAGTATCCCCAATTGGCTTGATAGCTACCTGAATATCATTCCAAGCTCCTTGCATTTCCTGTGCAAAGGTTTTATTATTCTCAGCTAACTCAGCACCTTTACCATCAACATTCCCCATATGGTCTGTGATTTTACCTGTAGAAGCAATTACATCCTTTTCCATGTCCTCATATTGAGTACCAAACAAGGAAACTCCAATAGCATTTCTTTCTGCCTGATCTTCTACACCTGACAGAGCTTGTACTACTTGAGCATAGGATTTTTTAGCCCCTTCTCCACCATTAGCAAATGATTGGGTCATTTTATCTGCATCAAGCCCTAAATCTTTGAAAGCTTCTTTAGTAGAGTCTGAGCCATCTTTAGACCTGATTCCAAACTCCTTGACAGCATCACCAACTTTATCTAAGTTGAAAGCACCTGCCTCAGCTCCTGAAATTAAGGTATTAAACATGTCCTCTGCATTGAATCCTAAGTTTTTGAAGTACACAGAGTACTCATTGAGGGTATCCTGATAGTCACCTGCATAGTCCATGTTATTCTGAAAACCTTGAGCCATTAAGTCCATAGCTTCCTGACCACTGATGCCAAACTGTTTCATCAATTGCCCTGCTGTCTTAGACACTTCTCCTACATCAGAATCCATAACATTTCCCAACTGAATTGCCTGCTCAGTTACAGCAGACAGCTCACTGTCAGATAGCCCTTTCATGTTCTGAGTAACTTTGACAATACCATTAGATACATCTTCAAATGAACCTACACCTGTGTGACCTACTTCCTCCATCACTGTCTGATACTTGTTTAGCTCAGCACCTGATGCTCCTAGCTTTGTCTTAAAGTTATTCAGGGCAGTGTTAATATTGTCAGAGGCAGCTACAGAAGCACCCCCAATAGCAATAAGACCTGCTGAAAGAGGTGCAATGTTTTCACCTAACTCATTAAAGCCCTCACCTGCTTCTCTGAGTGACGCACCAATAGCACTGACTTTCTTGGCAGCACCTGACATGCTTTGACTAAAGCTTTTAAGCTGCCTCTCTACAGCATCCATGCCTCCTAGTGTAATATGAGCAACTAATTCACCTGCACTAGCCATTTAAACCACCTACCTTTATCTTTTGATATATTTTTGATACAAAAAAGAGAGCCATTGCCTAGAGGGTTTATTCTCTTAGCAACAGCTCTCAAGTAATCAGCTATTTAATTGTGAGGCAGGAAGGTCAAACCTCTTGAGAAGCTTAGCCTTTTCAGCCTCATAGTCTTTAACCTTTTTCACCTTAGGTGTTTTTTCTTCCTCAACATCTTCCAGTGATTTATAAAGACCTTTTTTGAGCTTCATAGCATCAGTGGATTTCTTCATGTTACCACCTGACATCATCAAGTTAGCTGTAAACCAAGCTTGATTATTAAGTAGCTCATCTAATTGATACTCATGCCAAAGCAGATTACCTTCTACCCTTTCAAGGAACTCAAAGACATCCATAGAGTAGAGGGTCTGCTGATCTAGTTTCAGTAAGCCATAGCCATACTTGAAGATAGTCTCTATATCAAGATTACCTATGCTTACTTTTGTAAGTTTTTTTCATTCATTCCTTGAAAGACCTCAGATAATTTTTCTGAGATAGTTGGCAATTCAGTAATATCAATCATGTAACCAACCTCATCCATAGTTAACTCAGGTTCTTCATGTACAAGACCTGCCCAAATGATAGCTAAGATAGTCTCCATATCCTCAGCTTTTTCCTTATCCTGTAAGTCCTTTAACTGAATACCATGCTCTTTCTTTAACCTGATTAATGACATAATTGGAAAAGCAAGTTTTCTCTCTTTATCTAACATTACATCTACTGTTTTAATAGCCATCCTATTTCCTCCTATAATAAAAAATTGGAAGCAAGGCATATGCCCTACTCCCCTTTATGTCTAACTAGATATTCTTTTTTAAAGTGACTAATTGAGATTACTCAGCAGATACTGCACCTTTTTCCCTTACAAGAGGTGTAGCACCTTCAATGGATAAAGAGTAAGTAACTGCGTCATCTTGAGCAAACTCTAAAGGAAGGTCTACAATGTAGCCTGTACCACTGTAAGTGACTCCATCAAGATCATCTGTAGCACCAACCCTGATCTCTGCCTCTACAGGTACTCTCTCATTAAATGCCTCCTCTACAGCCTCAAGAGCAGCATCCCCTAGTACTACAAATCCATCAGCATCAATACTCCATGATTTAATGCCAGGCAAGCTAGAAGCCCATCCACCTGATGTCTTGTCTGTTACTTCCATTGTCTCTGCTTCCCTGTTAAGGGTTGCTCCTGTTTGTCCACCTAAAATTAATGTTTGCCCATCAGTTTTCTTAATCTTTAACAGGACATCTACACCTGCAACCTTTTTAGCTACTTCTGCCATTCTATTTCCTCCTCAAATTTCTCCAACAAAAAAAGAGTCACTAGCATTTAAACTAGGACTCTCAAATTGACAGAGTAAAAATATCTATTTTCCTCATCCTTACCTAGAAAGGCAGGTAGTGGTGACTGCGCCTTAATTAGAACTACATATGTCTCACCAATATACTCACCAGTGATACCATGTAACTTTTCAAGAACATCAGCAGCCAACTCCTCAGCCTTACTAGGATGAATGTCTCTTACTGTGATAGTTAAAACAAAATCAGATAAAACCCCTTTAGCTTGAGTGCCATCCCCAGTCTCCACAAGCATTGACCTGTTAGGGGAGGAGGCAGGGAAGGATAATGGGTAAATCTCCACATCCTCAAACCCTTTCAGCTTTAGGAAGTTTACTAAATCTGTAATACTCATCAGCTACCTCCTCCTAACTGAGAGCATCCCTATAAGCCTCTGCTAGATGATTTAAGTAACCTGCCTTATTTATAGAAAGTGTGTTTTCTAAGTACCCCTTACCTACAGGCACTGTACCTGAGCCAAACTTAGACTTACCTCCACTTTTCTTCTTAGACTTATCACCTAGCTTGTAATTAGCATCATGTGTCCACTTAGCATAGTTAAACCCTCTATGCATAGCTGAGAAGCTTACAGAACCCTCTACATATTGACTAGCCACTGAGATATTATGCTGAGCATTTTTCTCTAGGAATCCACTGGCATGAGGTGCTGAGGCTGATGCAACTTTTTTCATGTCTAATGTGACATCCAGTACAGCATCTTTCATAGCCTTTTTAACCTTACCTCTCAGTAGCTTTGTCTTATCAATAAACTCAACCTCTACACCAAACCTTGCCAATTAAACCACAACCTTAACTGCAATAGGAGAGCCTGCTAGATCATGCTTGTACTGGATATTTAATGGTTGTTTGCTGTGGACATTACCCCAGTCATCCACCCACTCAATTAAGTCACTGTACTCAATCTTAGGTAAGCCCTCAAAAAGTATATTAGCTTGATAAACAACCATTTCACCTGAGGCTACCTGTATACTCTGCATATTACTGTTATATGTGATCTTGCATTTATAAGGCTCAGAGACTCCTGTACTAACAGGAAGCCCCCACTCATCAAGAGCCTCATCAGCACTGATGACACTAGCCTTATGTGGCATTGGTACAAAACCTAAGAGCATAGTCAGTACCTCCTAAACCTAGAATACTTGTCATGTCTGTCAGTCTTAGCCTCAATGCCTGCTCTGTAGGTATCAGAGATAGGTACTGCATAGCTCCCTACCTTCTTCCTCCTGATGCTTGAGATACCATAAAAATTAAGTATTTTAGGAGAGATAGTCCTATCCATTTCTTTAAGCTGAATCTGAATACCATCAACTGTGATCATTAATGTTCCCATTTCAGCTCTCTGCATGGAGTCATCCATTTTAAGAAGCCACAGCACTTGCTCTGCCACATCTTCTACAGGGATTACCTCTCCCACTTTATAGACATCAGGTAGATACCTAAATAAAGTATGCTGAGCCTGATTGACAGCTTTTTGCTTTACTGATTCCTCAGATGTATCCCACAGCTTACTGTGTAACACATTCTCATCAATGTACTGCCCTACCTCTACCTGTGTCAGCATCAGTACCTACCTCCTTACTCAGTTTCTTTTTTCTTAACAGGTGCTTTCTTTGCAGGAGCTTTTTTTGTAGGTGCTTTCTTTGGTTCATCCTTTACTGCTTCCACCTCATAGCCAAGTGTTTCAGCAAGTGACTTACCTAGCTTCTCATCCTCAAAGATGCCTACACCTGCTACAAAGTCAACTCCATGAAATGTCTCAGAATACCCCTTGTTTGGTACAATCAATTTAACTGCCAATCTATTAGCCCCTCTCTATATTTTTAGATACAAAAAAAGAGGACAAGACAGGATACTCCTGCCCTGCCCTACCTCCTATGTGAATTAAGCAGCAGCTTTTCTCATTACAACTGCCTTAGGATGGAACACAGCCAAACCTACAAACCACTCAATTCTTGTTTTCATCTGTGGAGACTCACCAAGCTCACCAAGAGACCTAACAGAAAGACCTGACCTAGATTGTAGACCAGACACAGCCTCATTAGCTCCAAACTTGACAGCAATTACAGCACCATCAGGAATAAACTCAGCATCAAGATCAATGATGTCAACATTGCCATACTGTGTAACTTGTACACCAAATGCATTCTTAACATAAGTGATCTGACCTGTCCTTGCTTCCCCAGTCAATTCCCTTCTAGTTTTCTTATTCATGATAAGAGCATCAGCACCACCATGAACCTCATCAAGAAGTACATCAAGGTCTGCAACTAGGTTGCCACTGTTTTCAATTTCATTAGATGTACCTGCAACCCTCTTAACAAGACCATTGAAAGAGTTAGCATCTTTAGCTACATCACCATTAATGAAAGTTTTCTCATATTTATGAGCAATAGCCTTAGCAGTTAAAGCTGTTTCAATAGCCATTAGATCATTAATGTTTGAGTGTACTTCCATCTGAAAGCTATCAATTACTGCCTCTCCACCTAAGATAGTAAGAAACTCAGTTTCCTTTTTAGTAGTAGGTGCTACAGTGTTATAGCTTGTGTTAACTGCCCTAAATTCTACATCTGCCAAAGACTGCTCCACATTGTAAGAGTAGCCTGAGCCTTCAATATTCATAAAAGGCAATACTGCCAATAGTTTTGACTCAGTAGCCATAGTCTCAATGACACCTTTTCTAAGGACATCTTGAGTCAGGTCTGCTGTTTGTCCAAGTGTTAAACCTGCCATGTTTTATTTCCCCCTTGAATTTTAGGCATTAAAAAAGAGAGCCTTTAGCTCCCTGCCTTTTCTAATAGTTATTATTTTGAAAATGCTTGACTAAAATAATGAGACATCTTTTGTTGAGGACTCATCTTTGTCACTGCTTTTGCATCCTTCTGAGTTAGCTCCATAGGTTTACCAATCTCAGAGATATTTGACTGTTTGTTAAAGATTCCACTTTCCTCTGCTTTAGTAATCCATGCTAACTTAGCAACTGCATCACCCTCAGGGATAAGTGCATGAAACTCCTCAGGAATTGCTTTAACTTTATTGTCAACCATTGACTCTACAACAGTAGAAAGTGACTTGACTTGAGATTCTAGCTCTACACTTTTTGCCTCTGCTTTTTCTAACTTAGCTGACAGTGTGGAGACTTCTTTAACTTTGTCAGATAACTGACCTTTAGCATCTTCCAACTCTTTAGCAGCTTCTTTATCAGTAGCAGGCTCAGTAGGTTTCTTCTCAGGCTCTGTGACTTCCTCTTTTGCTTTAGTCTCAGGCTCTTTAACTTCTTCTTTAGTCTCAGGCTCTTTTTCTTCCACCTCTACCTTGACAGTCACCTCAGGTTCTTTTACTTCCTCAGTGATTGTTTCAGGCTTAGTTGCCTCAGGCTGTACAACTTCATCAAGCATGTTACTCCTCCTCTCTCACTCTCAGGCTCTCTACCTGAGTCACCTATATGTCCAAGCAGCATAGGTGAAATAAAGTAAAATAGTAAAAAACTTTTATTTCTTTGCTTTTTTCTTCTTCCTGACATACTTTCTAGCATCTACATTACCTATAGACCTCATCCTCTGATGATGCTTGGAAATATCATCTTTATGCAGCATATCTAGTGATCTAATAGAGTGGATGCCATGCTCACAGTTAGGATGAAAAATCTCATTAGTAGCTCTTGCCTGCTTGTAGGTGATATAACCTTTTGTCTTACCCCTGAGAGAAATGACCACACCCTCCCATTTTCTACAAGCATCCTCAGCACCATGATCTGAAATGACAGCAAGATCAAAACCTGTCTCAATGGACTCATGCATAACACCTTCCACAAAAGCCTGATTAGTCTTAGTAGTAACTACCATCTTTGTATAAGTGCCTATATCCCATTTCCTACCTGCCCTATCTTTGATGCCTACAAAGCCCTCCTTTTGAATTGTCTTACTGAGACCTTTTTGAGACAGCTCTTTAAGTAGGTCTTTCTGCATATCAGCATAGTTGCCATTAGTCAGTGAGTGATATTGAGCTACTTTTGAGACAGTTTTCCTTACAACCTGTTTAATATGGTCAGAGGTATTCTCAGTAGCAGCTAAAATATCCTCATAAGTATCAGACATCAGAGCCTCAAGCTTCTGCCTTTGGATAGTATTAAAAGAAATACCTTTTAAAGCATCATCCCAAGACTTAGCCTCTTTGACAGACAGCAAATGGTGTGCCTGACCATCCTTGAAAGCTTTATCAACAAGTGCCTGAATTTCTTGATGTAGGTCTCTATTTAATTCACTGAGGTAGTAGTTTATCTGCCTCATGATCTGTGCCTCATGAATTGTCTTTGGGTCATCAGGGTTAAACTGTAGCTGCAATATTAGAAAATCATGCATTCTCTTATAGTGCTGAGCTAACTTCTTAGCAATTCTCTTTCTATCCCTCTTGTACTTTGGTGTGGGAATTTCAGCCATCCTCAAACCTCCCTATAAATAAAAAAGAGAAACAGGCTTACGCCTGCTCCTCCTCAGTTTCTTCTGTTTCTTCTACTGGCTGCTCATCAGCATCCTCATCCTCATCATCAATATCATTGAAAATAGATGGGCTTGCAGTAGCCTCTTTCTCAGCTACTGCTGACTGCTCCTCCTCAATCCTCTTGATTTCTGACTCAGCCTGCTCCTCAGTCAGTCCATCAAGTTTCATAATGGCAGTTTTTTGAGACATTGTTACAGCTCCACCAGTCCTCATTGCTACTAGGTTAGCCTCTGCTAGATCATCTTTATCAAGACCATCAGTGAATGTCATCTTAGGTGCTGTGATTTCATAATCAGCCATACCAACTACAGTCTCTAAGTGCTGTGCAATAACAAAGACTCTCTTTAAGCCCTTCTCATAATACTTTCTTTTCCTTTTGATCTTAGCTAATAGAGAGTTAAGCCTAAATCTGATAGCTAATCCTGAGCTGCCTGATGTACCTGAGTCACCTTTACCCAGTGCCACAGCAGGAATTTCAGCAGTCATCAAGATCATTTCTAAAATCCTATCAATCTCTGAGTAAGCTTCCTGTAGTTGCCCATTCCATGTGACATACTGGGGGATGATGTCTTTAGAGTTTCCATCAATCTCAAACACCTTAGAATTAGCCACATTGAAAATAGGTCTACCATGCTCATCCTCAGTCAGTAAGCCCATAGGAAGCGCTAGAGCAGGGTCACTATGTTTGTCTAGGATACTAGCAACTTGGCTCAATCTATTATTAAGCTCATCAAACAAGGGCTTTAGCTCTGAGAGGTCATCTAACCCCTCCCAGTGGTCATCTACTGCAAAGTTAGGTATATGGACTACCAAAGGCACTGGCACACCTGTAATGACCTCCTGAGGGCTTCTAGTAGGGTTTCCAATCTTGAAGTCAATAGGAGTGCCATCAGCTTCTGTGACCATTACAGATAACTCAAACTGATTGTAAATGATTCTACCTGCATAATGACTCTCAATATTAAGTACCCACCTACTATCCATGATCTCCTCAGACTCACCATCAAGCCTCACAGGGATAGCTACATGATAAGCAGTAATAAGGTTATTATTGTGCTTGGCAACCTCAGGGAAAACATAGCTTGCATTGATAGACTCAATAATGACTCTAGGCTCATCAAACAGAGTATCAACTTCTCCACCATATTCCTGACCATATCTAACCTTAAAGAAGCTGTCTCCCCTGTAAGCATTGGCTAGTGCTGACTCATAGAAAAGGATGTCAAGGTCATTCTCATCTTTAAGCCTGTCTAAAGCTAACTGCTCTTTACTGTTATCCTCTTTACCTGCTGATATTTGTACACCATCACCAATAAGAAAGTCTGCTGACTTCTTAGCAATAATGCCTGCTAGGTTAACAGAAACATACATCCTGCCATGCCTATTGAAATTGTGTTTTCTGAAAAGCTCCCCATGCTTCCCCTCAAATAAGAGCTTATTTTCTTTGTATCTGTTAATCCTGTCTTTATGCTCAATTGGAGGATAAAACTCTCCCTTTGAAAACATCTGATTAAATGTGGACATTCCTTCTCCTCCTTAATAATTGCAATAAAAAAAGCCCAAAGGGTTAAACCCCCTCAGGCTTGTACCAAAATCCTCTCTTATTAACCCTAGTCATCCCTATTGCAGATGCTAGAGAGTCAATGCTGTCATCATGGTCATGGTTAGGATATTGCAGCAGTTGCTCCTGTAAAATCCTTTGATTCTTCTTAATTCTGATGACTCCTTGCTCAAAAAGTGGCTCAAGAGCCTCAATCCTTGACTCCTTCCTAGTAGTAGGGTTAACTGGCACTATTCTTGTAAAGTACAGACCTCTCTGCACTGCCCTAGACTGCATCTGTCTGAAAATGTCATACTGTGCTTGAATGGTCTCAACCCCAAACTTTTTAGGCTGATATTTCTCAATAAAGCCCAGTGCTACATCCATAGCTTGAGAAGGTGTACACTTCTTAGCCCAACTCTCTAGGACATATACAGCCCCTGTCCTTCTATCCCTTGCAATGATATTAATAGCATTGTAGTCAGACCTGCTATTTTTACCCATTGCAATATCCCAAAATCCTACAATATCTAAATGATGATTAAATCTACTTCTGCCATGTATATCCTCAATGAATAAATCAGCATCATCAAAGTACTGAAAATAATCCTCTCTAAAGATTACAGACTCATCATCACTAGGCTTATTAAGATACTCAGATGAAAAGGCTCTGCTACCAATCTCAATCTTTTTCATGATCAGATCAAAATAGTTAAACCTGTCCTCCCACAGCACCTCTACCCCTTCATCCATGATCTCCCTATTTTCATGGTAAAAAGCAGTTGCCTCAGCTTCTCTGTATGGGTTGTCTACATCCCTTAGTATGTTCTCTACTTTCTCCCAGTAATCTTGATGTACTGGCTCAGAGATAACTGCTGAATACATCTTTGAGTCATAGCTGCTTCTTTTCATAATGTTAGGCAGCAGTCCTTGACCATGTACTAATGTTCCCATATAAATGATGGATGTCTTTTTAGGGTCTCCCAAAGGTACTACCACTGAGTTAAACCAGTGCAAGTTTTTATCCCTCAGGTCTTTAGTGTTTGTATTCTTAGCTGACTCTAAATCATCACAGCAGATTAAGTCAGGTCTAGCATTTTTAAACCTTGAACCCCTCAACTGACCTCCCATAGAGGATGACTGCACTTTGATCTCAGAGAAGGTCACAAAGCCCTCTTGATTATCCTCAGGGTTAGCCTTTTTGTTGGGAGAAAGATGCTCACCAAAGTCATCCCTTAACTTTTTGTTAGACTTCAAGTTAGTGGAAATAAACTCTACAAAGTTTTGAGACATTGAGACAGTCTCTGAAATGATTACAATGTACTTTCTAGTGCCATAAACTACAGCATGGGTAGGATAGACATTGGATAGGTATGCTGATTTACCACTGCCCCTAGAAGAACCCCAACAGATATTTTTTGTAGGGTTGATAGTGGTCAGTTCATCCAGTTTAGCTGTCAGCTCCCTATGAAAATCAGGAGCATCCTCAATGTCCACACCTTTAGGAATCAGGTTAGTCTCATTCTCAGGATTTTTGTCATCTGAAAAGTATTCATACGCAAAAAAGAGACTATCAAAGTAGCCTCTAGTCATCCTGTAAACCCTGCTATAGTATTTGATCTCCTCAAGCAGCTCCTCTGCTGAGTCTCTATTTCCCTCATTAATAAAATGGAGAGTATCTACCCTCATTTCTTCAATCTTACCTTCTAGCCTTGCAGCATACTCCTTAACATCACCAATAGGAGTAGCTTTTACCCAACTAATTAAATCCATTGATAACATAGTTGACTTTCTCCCCTTTATTCTCAATCTCTCAGCTAACCCTATCTTGTTAGCCACTTACTAGAGCATCTGAGGGTTGAGCTATAAAGGTGAGGGCATGAAAAAAGAGACAGCCTTAGCTGCCTCCTTCCAGTTCATTCAAATGTTTATATAATATCCTCTTATCTATACCAACCTCTGCACAAATGTCCATGACAGTCATGCTGCTGTTAATATATAAATCAACTGCCTTAGCTGCCTGCTCAGGTGTGTACTGTACTTTCTTCTTTCTAGGAGGCAGACCTGCATCACTGGCTATCCTTCTGATAGTATCCCTCCCCACACCTGCCTCTGATATAATCTTTTCAAGGGCAACATCCTCTATGTACATCTGCAACACTTTAGCTCTGACATCATCAGGAGTAGTTACCTGCTGCACCTTCCTACCTACCTGCCTTGCATAGTAGTAGAGGCTAGGCTTAGGTATGCCAGTAGCCTCCTGTACTTCCCTGTAGGAAAAATTTTGAGAGAGCAGTTTTTTAGCTGTGGCTATCTGTTCCTCACTGTAGACCTTCATTGGGAATCTTCCTCTTTCTCTATATATTTAAAAGCCATCTTCTTTAACTCTATAGCCTTCTCATTTCCTTCCTCATTTTCTACCTCTCTTATAAAGTAGTAAAGTATGAGGCTGTCTATGAAATGTTTCACTGAGCAGCCTCCTCAAGAGTTTTAATAGCTCTATAAAGGGTAGCTCTTGAAACTCCTGTGATAGAAGTAATCTCAGAGACTGTATGCTCTCCTTTTTTGTAAAGCTCTAAAGCATGGTCTACCTTCTTCTTACTTTTCTTAGGTCTGCCTAGTCTAGTTCCTTTCACTTTGGCAACCTCAAGACCTTCTCTCACCCTTTGAGTAGCTAAAGCCCTCTCCATCTGCCCTAAAGCTCCCATAACTGTAAGAAGAAAGTCAGACATAGGGTTGCTAGATGTAGTGTCTAACCATGTATCATTAATAGACTTTAGCTGTGCGCCTTTGTTTTTAATGATCTCCACAATCTCAAGAAGGTCTTTAGTTGACCTGCTCAGCCTATCAATTGCTACAATGATAACTGTGTCTCCTTCTTCTAACTCATCTAACATCCTGTTAAGCTCAGGTCTTTCCCTCTTAGCTCCTGACATTCTGTCTTGATAAATCTTATCAACACCTAAAGCCTTTAGCTGCTCCTCTTGTCTGTCAAATACTTGAGTCTCTAATTTTGTAGAAACCCTCATGTAACCTACAGTCTTTGTAGACTTCTCCTCTAATGTAAGAGTACCCTTATTCAACTGCTTAGCAATGTCCTGTAGCGCAAATCTCCCACCCTCAAACTGAGTAAGAAATTTTTCAACCTCTTTATCATAGACCTGCCAAAACTTTTTACCTTCTTCTGTAGTTCCATTAGACTTAACTGTATATCTCTTTTCCATTATATTTCACTCCTGATCTCTTTAACTTGTATTCATCATATCATTATTACACATATGTGTAAATAAATTTTTGAAACTTTTTTGATACTGTATTGTGTGAGGAAAATACTAGGAAAGAATGAGATAATAACCCAGTTTACTCCTAATTTTTACATTGATAAACTAATATATGCGGGATGGTTAATGATTCCTATATAGTATATATTTAGGCATCATATTTTCCCACACAATACAGATCAAAAGGAGTGTAATGGAATGATCAAAATGAAAAGAGTTTTAGCAAGAGTCACAGCTTTGGCAGTTACTGCCACAATCTTCATACCTTTTGCTGATGCAAAGGCTGCTGAGAAAGAACCTGTACCAAAGCAAGAAGTATACACAAAGCTACAATCAACTGAGTTACAAAGAGCAGCGCAAGCAGTTAAAGAAGAAAATGACCCTATTGCATCCACTAAGAAAGTAAAAAGAGAGGCTATACTGGGTTTAATTAGAGCTTTAGATGGTAGTATTGACTGGGTAGTGGATATCTTAAAAACCTACAATATTATGGATGGCAACACTGCTAGATCATTTAAAAGAAATAAAGGAGTAATCTCTAAGGCACTTAAACAATGGTTAGATGTAGATAACATCATTGATACTGTTAAGAAGAAGCTTCCAGAAATCTTAAAAGACGCTGGAGTAACAAAAGGAGTAGCTCATAATATTACTACAGGTGTAGCTTTCCTGCTTAGGGTGGCTGACTGGTTCTTTTTATAAGGTTAAATAGTCTCTAGTAAAAATTTAACTAATTTGTTAACCTTGTGGATACAAGGAGGGATTAATAAGATGCAAGACATTAAAGAATTTCATGAGTGGAGAGAAGATCAAGGGCTGACTCAGGAGGATGATCATTTAATCTCTGAGATAACTGTCTGCCTAGCAGCCTTGAAGTATGGTGCTGCTTTACCTGAGGAGAAACAGCAAGCAATCCTTGAAAGATACCTCAGCACATTCCCACAGGTGGGGCTACCTAAATCTTTGCAGGATGCCAAAGATGTAACTTTTAAAGACTTTGAAAAAATTGTAAAGAATGGTACTGGAAAAGAGGTATCTGTAGAGGAATTACTCTATAGCTTACATAAGCAAGGTCTTTGTAAGGAATTGTGTGAGTATCTGCTTGAGACTGCTGATACAGGCAAAGCTAAAGAGCTACTATCTTCAATAAAAGCATAAAAAAAAAAGAGGGGCAGCTATGCTCCTCTTTTTAACTGTATATCCTGTTTAAGTTGATGCTTTGCCCAGTCTGTGAAGTGATCTAGCTTACTGTATGGAATATCCAGTGACTCACCTGCTGTATCAGAGTCTCCTGCAAGTAAAAGTCTCCACTGGACAAATTCAGGTCTTAATAAGGGAAAGCCATTGATGATCATTGTAGTGTCAGTCTCAGTGTGGATGTCATATTTAAGCATGATGTCACCATTAAAGTCTCTATTGTACTTAATAAAAGCATTGCCAAGCTTATAACCACCTCTTGACTCCTTCACTTTAAGCAGCTTAATAGCCATTGGTGTATTAGAGGTGATATGTATATAGTATCTTTTCCTGTTATCCTCAATCACAGCATCTACACCCATTACTGAATCTATTAAAGGATGAGTAATAATCTTAAAATCAGCCTTATGCTCTCTGATACTAGCCTCAAAGTGCAGTTCAATCACTTTACTCATGTAAGTCCTTGTTAATCTAGTCTTACAAGCCTCTACCATCACTGTAGTGACCTCTAGCTCAGGCTTATTCTCAGATAACCATTTCAGCATCTTATTGATTCCTGAGTTTACATAGTCTTTTTGTGTGGGCAGTGTTCCTCTAGCCTCAATCATCCAGTCAAATAGGTCTATCAAGTCCTGCCCAAAGCTTACTACTTCCTCCACTTGCCTGATCTGAGCATGTTCCTCTTTAGTTAATGAGGACTTGTCCAGTCTTTCTATAGGTGAGTACTCAGGGAGTCTCAAAAGCCTCTCAATTTCTGTACTTTTTAGCTGTACCATCCATTCTCCTCCTAAGGGTTTCTCACTCCTTAGTTAGAAAAAGATGACAAGCTCTGTGACAGCACAAAAAATAGACAGGGCTATAATAGCCCTGCCACAGTTTTACCATCCAAAGTTAGAAGGTAGGTAGACCTGCTGCTGAGTCCTGATAATATCTCTTAAATCAGTCTTAGGCTCATGCAGATCAGTCTCTGTCACTCTTATTAAAAATCTCCACTCATGCTCCTTAGCAGGTTGAGCTGTGTGTAATTCCCACCAATCCCACCTAACTGCTGTGCAGCTATCAACCTCAAAGGCTGTGTACTTGCCCTCAGCTATACCCTCAGTTACCTGTTTATTAATCATAGAATATAGATTACTGTCAGGCTTGTCAGGTACTTCTAGCTCTACATTCTGCTCCTCTAAGAATTGAGTCAGACAGCCTTGACCAGTAACCAGTAAATGAAAAATAGATTCATCCATAAGCTCTTGAGCTTGAATGTTGGGAGCTTTCTTTAAGGTAGGATTAAGCTCTGCACCTCTAGGAACTCCATCACTGTGCCAACCTGACAAAGCAGGTGAAAAAGTGGGCATCAGCATATGTACTTTAGTGTCTACAATGATGTGCTTTTTTCTAAAGGTTAAATCCATAGCACCTAGAGCCTGTCTAGTAAGCTCTCCCCCAAATTTAATAGCATCATCCAGTGAGGCATTGTGTAAAGCAGGAGTATTTTTAATCAGCTCCTGACTAGGTTGCTCAATAGTTTTACCCAAAGCCATAGGGTTTCTGTTAAAAGTCATTTTCATAAGGGTATGTCCTCCTAAAAGTTTATTCACCTCTTAGTTAGGAAGCTCTGCCAAAACTGTGACAAGTGTAAAAAAAAGAGCAGAGCTTTTAGGCTCTACCCTTCAACAATTCTTTATATTCATCTACAGTCAAAATAACTGCCCTAGCCTCATACACATCAGCATTCACTAACTCATCAAAATGCTTAGTAACCTCAATTTTCTGAGACAATCCCTCTGCAAAATTAGCCATCACTTTTCTTTTCATAAAATCATCCCTGTCTTTTGAATCTACAGCAGCAAAACCACCATCATATAGCCTGCTACCAAACAAATTAGATGACTTGTCCATAAAAAATCCCATGTAACCACTCCTAAAAGTTTATTCACTCCTTAGTTAGCCTCACCTGTCTTATCTGTGACACTAACCCTCTAGCAGCCCTTTACCTGCTGCATACCTTTCAAAATAGTAAAGAAAGCTGATACACTCAAACTTTATCTTAGTGTATTGCAGCTCATCCTCAAACTGTAAGCAATAATAGTAGTCAGTCTTATCTCCTGTATCAAGTCTATTCAGTAAGTAAATTGTCAAATGCACTGCATCTGCTATATTTATGTCTTGCCTTGTGTATCCCCAGTCCTCAAGAATATTGTAGACCTCAGTAGGAGCATTTGCTGCCCAGTCTTGTAATTGTGTCATATTACCCACTCCCATCTAAAAAAGAGAACATCTGTTCTTATTATACCTTAACTAGCATATCAGAAAACTGTAATTATGCAATAGGAACTGGGCAAAGCTTTTAGAGAAATATATAGGATAGTGGATGTGCAGTGAATTGTATCAGTGTGAGTGGCAGTTGAGTGAAAGTTATTAACTGCGAGTGACTGGAAGTGATTACCACCAAAAAGTAAAAATCCATTGTGTATATTTTAGAGGCACTTGCCCCTGCCCCTCCTGCCCCTGTTCCCCCCTGTGGGGAGGGTGAAGCTTCTGAGTGTCTGTGAAATTTATTTGAGTGAAGGTGAGTGACAGTGGTGTGAGTCATTGCTGTCTCAAAAAGAAATGATTGTGAAACAAAATAAATTAAATGTATTATCAATGCTTTCAGAGTCTCAAAAATATGTATCAAAATATAAATACAAAAACAGACAGAGCATTTAAGCTCTGCCTTTAATAATATTATTTAATTGCTTGAAGCTCAGACAGAATATCTTGCAGTGACTTCTCATCAGTAGTCTGTGTGACTTCTTGTACTTCTTTAAGTCTGCCTTGATTCTTGAGTACCAATTCAATAGCCTTTAACTTATTGGCAGGCTTTACATTAGGACTGTTAATGATCACTCTTAACTGTGTGTAGGTGTCTGCTAGGAAGCTCCTCTGTACCTCCTCTGATTGTTTCAGCAGCTCATTGTTAAAAGCCTCCCCCTTTTTCCATTCATACAGGGTACTTGGATTGACCCCCACCTCTTTTGCAATCATTTCATTAGTAAGCCCATTAACATCCTTGTATACCATGAGGGCTATTGCCTTGTACTGCTCAGGCTTTAATACTTTTTTAGATTTTCTCATGTTATCTGTACTCCCCTTTTCTTGTATGTTTTCCTCTCTTGCCTTACAGAAACTTGCTGTATATCCACTGTCATTTAACAGCCATTTAACTTGTAATTAAACTTGTATCAATCCCTTATGTAGCAGGCATTTAACTGCCATTTAACATCCATTTATTTCACTCATTTACTGGCATTTAACTTTTAAATTAAAGCTTTGCCACAGTGAGACATAAAACCCAAGATGAAAAAATCAACTTGCTCCTGATATAACCTCCATTTGCCTTCATTTATCAGAGACCTGATCTCTAAGAATCTTGGATATAAGGGTAAATAAAAAAGCCACCCTAAAGGTGACTCTTTCTACTTTATATCTAAGCAAACTACAGAGCCTCCATAATCACTGGTTGGTGTGATTCTAACAGGACCTCCCCAACCACTAGGTTTATCAGGGTTATCTGTATGAGCAAATACCCAAAGATCAAAAGGCGGCTCTTCACTTGTTGTGTATAATATAGAGTCAAACTTACCTTGTTTTGTGCAGTCTGCACATTCAGGTAAATCACAATTAAAGCCCACTGGGCTAGGTAGTTTTGTTCCTACACCATCCTCTTTTACTTTTATCATTGTTACAGTATAATCCTTAGTCTTATTAGCCAAAGCAACAATGTAGTCTTGTGCAGTTGCATCCTCCACTGGCATTGATATAACAGATATTATCCCCTGACCATTTGTAAAAGGTTTAGTATCTTTCACCACTAGCACTCCTTTGTGTGTTTTGTGTATCATTCTTTAAACTTCTCAAAAACACTGTAGAGTATGCTTGTTGTTTTTTCCCAATAATAAAAAAGCCTGACAGCATCATAATGACACCATCAGACTCAAGAAATGACCCTTTAGAGGTAAACAATAGGAGACAATAGAGAGAGATTAATTGGAGGCTGATAACCCTCTAAAGAGCCTTTCCCTCTCTCACTTCTATGTACTGCTACAGCAGCCTAAACAAAGTACATACCTGACTAATCCTTTATATTTATTAATAATTATTATCTATAGTCTTATACTGTTTATAACAGTTATAAGTTTTTTAAAGTTTAAAACTGTTTTTCTCACTACTATAGGTAACTGTAACAATAAGAAATAAAGTACCTTGCTGTAGATAAATATTTGTAGATGGTACTTTAAAGCTTGTATCCCTTGCCTCTCTAAGGCTCAAGCTGTCTAAAAAACTTGAAAAATTACTTTACCCCCTCCCCCCAGTCAAAAAGATACCCCCTATTCTTAGGCTTTGTGTTACAGCCACTGATACAAAAAAGCAGAGAAAGCATGAGCCTTCTCCACTTATCCCCAATCTATTCAGCAGCAGCATTGACTGCTTTTTTACTTTTCCTTGCCTTTTTAACAGGTTTCACAGGCTCAGACAGCTCAGAAACTGCATCCTCCACATTTTCTGCCTGCGGCAGCTCATTAACTGACAATCCCTGCTTAGCCAAAGTATAGCTTAATCCTTCAATTGATCTAACTTTGACAAACTGCCCATTTTCCTCAATTATCTCACCAATTACAGTAGCATCAGCATTTTTAAACTCTTTCATATAAAATCACCTCCTCCCCTCCTTAGTTAGACATTACTAGACCTTTTGTGACATAAATCCCTAAAGAATATGAAAGTATCAACCTATTTGCACTATCCATTTCTTTTCTTATTATGTAAAATAATTGGTATATGCTTTTAAGGAGGTTATAGAATGGGGAACATTGCCTCTGTGGATGTAGCAAACACCTTAAATACATGGTATGTCCACATAAAGAAAAGAGAAGTGTCTCAGGCAGTGGAGCTTAGGGATGAGATCAAGAAAATGATTGATAACATGGAGGAAAATCAGGATGTCTTACTGTACTTCAACATCTTAGATTATAGATTTAAAGTTCTGATGGAAGATTTAACAGGACAGCCCTCTATTTCTGAGTCTGAGAGAATTAAGACAGATGATATGCTGAGTTTTTACTTTTACTTATTCAAAGGAATGTATGAGAGTGCCAAGAATAATTACTCAGAAGCCTTAGCACTCTTTAGGGTAGCTGAGAGAAAGCTAGATAAAGTTTATGATGAGATTGAAAAAGCAGAGTTCCATTACAAAATTGGTACACTGTACTATTTCAATAAAGTCACATTGTTGGCGCACCATCATCTGATCACTGCTAAGGATATTTATAAAGGTCATGATGGTTATAGCATTCAGACTATTAACTGTACTATGCTGCTTGCTTTAAACTACATAGATGATGGCAGGTTAAGTAAGGCAGAGGACATGCTGCAAGATTGTGTGAACCAATTGATTGAGAAAGATGATAAGAAGTTATTAGCCTTAGCTTACTATGATCTAGGATTCCTTAAAATCCAAACAGATGACCACACTGATGCTATAGACTATTTCAATAAAGCTATCTCCACAGATAATCTAAAAGAATCTGCACCAATATCCTACCTACAGTGTGTGTATGAGTATGCAAGGTCAGCTTACAAATTAAGCAGGATTGAAGATGCCTTGAAATGGGTTGATGAAGGTCTAGCCTTCTCTGAGAAGCAGTCCAATGAGAATTTTATAATAAAGTTTGAAATTCTTAACAAAAGTTATACCCAACCTGTGGAAAGTTTTGTTAACATAAAAGAAGGGCTTAAACTATTAGAGGAGAAAAAGGCTTATGTAGACATAGAGGCTTTAGCTCCTGATGTAGCCAAGATTTTTAAAGCAAAAGACATGCACAAAGAAGCCACTTACTTCCTAGAGGTAGCCCTACATTCAAGTATACTAACAGGAAAGGAGATCATTTAATTGAAAAAATTTATGATGATCATTACCACTGCTTTACTTATTGGCTCACTATTCAGCATACCTGCTGCTGCCCATGACAAGTCAGCAAAGACTGATAACATTATGTTATTATCTTCAAGAGGTGCAGGTTCTTAAAACAATGTGGAGGCTTAAAAGCCTTCCTTTTTTTTTGTGCATTAAAAAAGAGACTGATTACTCAGCCCCCTTCTTTTTCTTTGCCTCATGCCTTTCCACTCTTTCCCACAGCTTTTCCTCTTTGTACCTTCTAATTCTGTAATTATCATAAATCATCTTACAGCCACCTAAAGCCATAATAATGAGTAATATCAGTATAATCATTTATCTCTCCCTTTCTAATTCATTATAACAGAGGAGGAAAGACCCTCCCCTATATTTTTCAACTCATGTAACCAACCCATTTACCATCTTTGCTCAGAGCAGATGGTTTTTCCTCACCATATTCCTGAATCCAGTGAACAATATGTAAGTCCAAACATGTAGTACCTGCATAGCCCATACCCCAATCAAGTAGCAGCTCACAGCTTCCCTCTATGTCATCCACATAAGCATGATAGTAAATACCACCATCATCATCTTTTAGTCTTACTTTGATCTTACCTCCATGATACTCACAGCCTTTCTGCTGCTCCTCAGTCATAAACAGTGCATTAAAACCTGTCTGCCTTACTGACTCAATACCTACTGCACCTGTCTCTATAAAATCTCTAATAATTTTAAATCCCACTTTAACCACTCCTTATAAGTATTGAGTGGCTTTTCTAGTCCATAACCACCCTGCCTCTTGATAGGCTTTCTTTAACTTGTATTCATCATATCATGATTACACATATATGTAAATATATTTTTGATACTTTTTTGAGATAAGTTAAACAAAAAGAAAAAGGCTGCAACTACACAGCCTCTCTTTTAACATCTGTATTTACTTCAATCAGCACATAACTTGCACCCTGTTTAAGTTCTAAATCAGGCAGCTTAGAGGCTTTAGGAATTTCCTTACCCCTCTGCTCCTCAACAATTAAAAGCTCTCTGAGAGCATCATGAGCATTACTTACAGCCCCCTGCATATCCTCACCATAAGTGAAGCAGTTCTCTACATCAGGAAAGCTGACCATGTAATGACCTGTACCATCTAAATTCTCTCTGTCAATCATTGCATAAAATTTATACATGGGCATACAGTGAAACCTCCTAGAGAAAGTATTTTAAAAACTGTATCGCATATGATATTATACAGTTTAAGAAAGAGCAGGGAAAGCTCCTAGAGCTTAATCCCTGACTGTTCTTGTATGGCTTTTAGTAAAGGTTTAGGTAAGTCCTTACTAGGATGATTAGGTACTGGGAATACCTTGTCAGTCACTGGGCTGTACCATATAACATGTGAGCCTTTCTGTCTAAGTATCTCACAGCCACCCTTGCTAAGAGCCTTTCTTACTTCTCTGTATCTCACTCTCTCCCCCCTTTCTATAACTTATTATAACACGATTACAGATATGTGTAAACAGTATATGTGTAATTTTCGATACTTTTTTGAGACAAATTTATATACAAAAAAAGGAGCTGTCTGCTCCCCTACATTGCAATTATATTGATTACTGGCTCACCCTTTGCACTTCTTCTCAAGGAGTTAGGCTTAGGTCTACTGTATTCAATCCTAGCTATAATGGTTTTTAACCACCTATTTGCCTCCTCCTTATCCATTATGTCTATCTTGTCTATCATTCTCATTGTGTGCAGCAGCATATTAGATTGACTATCCTTATCAAGCTTTTGAATAGACAGCTCAAGCCTTTTAATTTCCTGCCTTAATTCCTGTATGTCCTGCTGTATCTCTGCTTTCTTTTTGCTGTAGGTATCTTTATCAATAGCCCCATCTAATTGCAGGTCTAGGAGGTTGTCTAGCTTACCCTCCCCCCTCTTAATTTCAGACTGATGCTTTGCAATAAGTGTGGAGTATTCAACTTCTTTACCCCTGTTATCCTGACCCTTTAACTGCTGAAACTGATGGAATACTTTTGATTTCAAAGAGTAAAGCTCTACCCTGACAGCCTCCTCAACCTCTTTACAGCTAATACCTTGAGTCTTACAGCCCTCAGTCCTACAGGCTTGAAAGTTTATGCTATCCACATTTCTCCCCTCTTTATCAGCACTGGTAAACTGTATAGTCATTTGCCTTCCACACTCTGCACAAAAGACTAGACCTTGCAGATAAGTCCTATAAAGAGCTGAATTTCTACCATGATTAGTCCTCCTAGCTTTAAGCAGTTTCTGTACCTCAAGATAATCAAGCTCAGAGATAATAGCAGTGTGAGCATTGGGAGTGACTACCTCCTCAGGCTTCCTACCTTTTATATCAGGATTCTCCCTGTATACAACATAACCAATGTAAGCCATGTTAGAAAGAATAGTTTGAATAGCATAAGCTGTGAATTTGTTACCTTTCCTTGTCTTATATCCCCTTTTATTCAACTGATCAGATATGTCAGCAGGTGTCTGATTAGTTAGAGCCATTCTAAATATCTCCCTAACTAAAGGCAGCTCATCTTTATTAGGAACAAGTTTCTTAGACTTCTTGTCTATGTTGTAACCTAAAGGAGTAACACCTGCCACCCAGTTCCCTGCTCTTGCTCCCTCTATTCTTCCCCTTCTCATCCTTTTCTTTATCTGCTTATACTCTGCATTGGCAATAACAGACTGAAAGTCCACCATAAGCTCCTGAGAGTCTACAGATAAATCAATGACCTGACTAGGAGTGATTATCTTTATCTCTTTATCTATGAATAAGTTTTTAATCTGCTCCATGTCTGCTAATGATCTTGATAGCCTATCTATGTCCATTACAATGACATTCTCATACTGATCAATGTTAGCAAAGAGCCTGTTTAGCTCATCCCTTACATCAAGGCTGATAGATGACCCTATCTCCTCATATATTTCATAGTGTAGCCCTTTACTATCAGCTAATCTTATCAGCATTTCTTTATGTTTTCTAAGAGCCTCAATACCCTCATCTGACCTAGATTTCCTCAGATATATAGCTGATTTCTTCCGCCTCATGTGATTACTTCCTTTCAAAATACACATATCTGTAATTACTATAGGCAAAATTATAACAGCTCTTTAGTGAGCTGTCTAGCAGTAATGTCTATATGTATTGTTGCAACAGCTTTAGGGATTCTTTTGAAACTATAATGCCCAACTAAATTTAATTGAT